CTTCCGATCTTACTTTTCTTTTAATGGGGGCAAAAATGCGCAATCTTATCTTTATTTTGATTTTAATTTCAACACTTATTGGATGCGAGGGTTATGAAATGACCACTACACAAAACACAAAACCGACAATAATTGAGTTTAATCCGCCAGCGGGCGCAAATGTGGAACCGCCACCAGCGGGAATCCTGTCAGCTGGATTTGTTGACGGCAACCCAGACAAAGCGCTTTATGCGAAGTATTTTAATGCCTTAGAAAGGAAAATTTCAGGGTTGCTGATTATCTGCTTCAGGATGTCAGGGAAATATATGTCAAGCAGTCAACTGGCAATGATTCCACAGGCGACGGAAGCACAACAGCACCATATAAAACCATTGATAAAGCAAGGTCAATGATTGCGCCAAATGCCTTTACAAAAATATGGATGTATGAAGACGGCGAATATCCAGTCAATGTTGATGCTGATTTATACGGTAAAAAAGTTGCAATACTTCAATATTCTGGAATTACGGCAAGTGTGAAGTTTGTCAGTTATAAAGATGCTTTTAATGATAATATGCTTTATGGTTTCAATCTGTATCAGAACTCAAGTCTGGTAATGTTTGCAAATGCAATAACAGTTGATGCACCAAATGATGCTGGCGAAGCGTGGGGAACTTATGCTTCATGCGTTAGAGTATATGACGGCGTAAGTAATGTTGTGCTGGCAACTTCTGCGGGAATAACTTTTTCTGCGACACCAGCGGATTCAGGCGCACCATCACTTGTTATGCCTGCGGTTTCGACGGAAAACGGTTCTCTTGGCTTTCCAGTTGTTCAGGCAAATGGAACGATAACGACTAATTCGCTCGGATATGTTCTCAATTCTCTGGGTCAATCCTGTGTTCTTAATAGTTCGGGAACAATTGATGATGCTGATTACTGGGTGGAGAATGGTGCAGAATATGTTCTTCCTGCAAAAATCGACATGACATTTTCTACAGCTTCAGCAAGTCTTGTTTTAAATTATGATTCTTCCACAGTTGTTCAAACAATTTACGGAACTGATTCAGATGCAACGATTTTAAGTGCTTTAACAGCGATATTTGCTCCGATTATGGGTCTTTCTTCGACCCTGTATAGTGTTGATGTTGTAAGGGACGGGACAAATCTTCAGGAAGTAACACTTTATATTACTGGAACAGGGGCTTCGCTTCCTGCGGTTTTGTATGGTCTTGACCATAGCAGGCTTGTTTTAACGCCAAGTGCGGGCACGATAAACAATTACGACAGGGCTATACATCGAGTTGGAAAGTATGAAAAAAATTACAATGTACTCACAAATATTGAAGCTTTAAAGTAAGGGGATAAAATGTCACCTGCTGAAGAAAAAAACCTACACAGACGAATTGACGATCTGATAACAGTTGTGAGCAGGATAGAAGACAATCTGAAAGATTCGAGAAAAGAAACAATGGATTTAATCAAAGAAGTCAAACACGAATGCAAAGCGGAGATTCTTCAGGTGAAAGATGACCATTGCACAAGATTAAACATGCACTCCGCAAATATTACCAAAAATAAAGATGACCTTACAAAGATAAAAAATGATTCTAAATGGGTATCATTGCTGGTAAGTTTTTTTGTCACAGTGGTCGGGTTTATCTTTTCGAGGATGTGGCGATGAAAAAATTTATAATTACAAGACTTGGTGTTGATTTCCCAAACAAGAACCAGACAGCAATTCACCAGATAAACGATAGCGGATATACATTAAAAACAGTAATGGATATGCTTGATTTTACATATCCGTCAATTAAAAATCAGACTGCAAAAGAAATAAACTGGGTTTTTTATACAGGTCAAAGATTAACAGATGCAATGCGAAAATTGATTGAAGATGTTGTTGAAATACCTGTTCAATTTATTCGAGATATTGAATATAAAAATGCACCAAAACAGTGGGAAAAAGAAGAATCAATCGTGTTAAGACTGGATGCCGACGATTATATGCACCCGACATTGATTGAAAAAGTTGAAAAAAACCTACTGGCAAAATATAATGGTAAAAACATAGTGATATGCAATCCCGTAAAAGGATATAAATTTTATCCCGATATGTCGCTTACAGAATTTCAGGCGCCGTCAATAGCAATTGCGCAGGGTGTTATCAGTAATTGTGGCGCTGGGGTATTGCACGACCACACGAAATTAGTTGAAACATTTGGAAAACAGTTTCCCGATAAAGAAATCATTAAAAATAATATTGAAACCGATGAAAGACTGTATCTTTACAGACGGCACGAACTTGCTCATTCTTTTATTTGTGATGCCGATTACCAGAAAAGAATAAAAATTGACAATTCAGACAAAATATTACAGGATTTTGGCGTTAAAGAAACATTGTTTTGGAAGAAAAGAAATGTTTGATTCAAAAAAATACTGGGAAGAACGATATAAAAACGGTGGAACTTCCGGCGCTGGTTCAAGAAATAGACTTGCTGTTTTTAAAGTCAGAACAATAAATGAATTCATAAAAAAGAACGGTGTTAAATCAGTCATTGATTTAGGTTCAGGTGACGGTTTTATCGCCTCTGGGATCAATGTCGGTGTATATACGGGCTTTGATGTCAGTGAAAGTGCCGTTGAACATTGCAATAAATTATTTGAATCAGACATGACAAAGATATTCACTTCAAAATGGGTTGACATAAAAGCGGAATTAGTTCTTTCTCTGGACATTATATTCCACCTTGTTGAAGATGATATTTACCTTGAATATCTGGAAAGATTGTTTCGCAGTGCTGAAAAATTTGTCATTATTTATTCTTCAAATTGTGTTTCAACGGGGATGTCAGACCATTACAAAGACCGTGAATTCCTTTATGATGTTGATGAAATGTTTAAGGAATGGGAACTTCAGGCAATAATCGAAAATCCATATAAATTTAAAAATGACCCAGAACAGGAAAGCAATTCAGACTTTTATATCTTTAGAAGGGCAAACAATGAAAATCGAACTCAATAAAAAGCTTGTCAATGTAATTATTCCAGCATATAAAGCACATGATTTTATTGAGCGATGTCTTAATAGCGTATATCAGCAGACTTGGTTTAGAAACAACAATTTTGCCGTTATCGTTTGTGTTGACGGTTGTCAGAAAACACTTGAAAAACTTCAGGAAATTAAATCGAAATATCAGAATTTAAAAATCTTATATTGCAAAGAAAATAAAGGTACTTATATTGCACTAAATACGGCTTTTTCAACGATAGAAACTGGAACTTGCATTGTTTTTGGAGCTGATGACCAGATGAACCCCGAAATGATTTCAACAGTTATGGAAACAGGATTAGGCGGATATGTCAGACACCATGGGGTTTTGGTTACTACAAAAGAAGTGCATAATTTTTTCGGTGGATTCTATTCTTGGCGTTGCGCCGGAGACACTGAAATTTTATCCAGAATGAAAAAAGTATATAACCTTAAAGTCTATCCGATGTTATTTCAACTTGGCGTTCAGATCGGAAGGGTAACAAAATCAGAAAAATGGGGAATGAATTCTAAAATAAGAAGACAATGCAGAGATATTATACACACGGAAAGACCGTTGAAGCATGAACCTGAAATAAATAGTTTTGTGGAAATAAAAATGAAAGAAATATCATTTAATATTGCAACATTCCCGCCAAGGAAAAAGTATCTGAAACAAGTCGTTGAAGATGTTTATGATAAGGTTGACATTATCAGGGTTTGCCTGAATGGATATAAGACAGTTCCAGCATTTCTGAAAAGAGAAAAGATCGTGGCTGTTATTCCCGAAAATGATATGCGTGACAGTGGTAAATTTCTATGGTGTTCTGTAAAAAGAAAAGAAATATACTTTAGCGCTGACGATGATCTGCTTTATTCGCAAGAATATTTTGACAGACATATTGAATTTTTAGACAAAAACCCTGATAAAGTTGTAACGACACACGGAAGAAATTTGAAACCAGATGCACAAAATATTAAGGATTTTACATTTTATACCAGTTGCAGAAAAGACCTTGCTGAAGATACGGTTCTGGAAATAGGCGGAACTGGTGTCATGGCTTTTGATCTGTCAGAAATAAGTTTTCAAATAAATAAATGCGGTGGCGCCTGTGACTTTGGTGTTGGTGCAATTATGGCTGATTTGGGTATTCAGATTGTCGCAAGAGCGCACAGTAAAGATGAATTGGAATACATATTGCCAAAAGATGAACCTGATTTGTGGGCGGAAAAGCCGTTTGAATTACAGAAAAAATTTATTGATGAAATTAGAAATTCAAAAAAAGATACTTCATTAAAATCTTATGTGATAAATATGCCCTTGGAAGTAAGCAGATTAAGGATGTTCAGGGAGTCGGAATCGAAAACAAAATTGAATAGTATTGTGATTAATCCCGTGACATTCAAGGATAAGCGATTGAAAGACGAAATTGAAACCTTGGTTTCACAGAAAATTCATATTGACGGAATTAAGAAAGCAAAAGAGATTTCAAACAGACTGACATTTTCGGATATTCTCAAAAATGAAACTGCTGAACGAATAGCGATATTTGAAGATGATGTGTATTTCAAAGACGGTGCAAAAGAAATCATAACCAAAATAATGCGGGAATTGCCGTCAGATTTCGGAATCTGTTATCTGGGCTGTTATCTCAGGCACGGTGTTGAAATTAGCAGATATAGCGAAAACCTTGCCTTGATTAGCGGTGAAACTTCCCGTATCTGGGGAGCGCATGCAATAATTTTCAATAAAAGAATTTATAAAACTGTTGCCGATATGCTTTCTAAAAGAACTTCCAGAATTACAGATGTTCAGATTTCAAAAAGTATCGTTCCACATTATAAGTGCTTTGTTGCCGTGCCGATGATTGCTTTTCAGAGCGAAGAATCAAAGAAGTTTACCGTCGGTGGACTTATGCACAGCGAATTACTGAACCTTGTGGAACTTGAAGAAAAAAGCACCAAATATTTAACTGAAAAATTGGGGAATTAAAATGCAGAAAATTATTGAAATTATGTTGAAACTTTTGAAAAGCAGAACGGTATGGTCTGGAATTATCACAACCATTTCGTTGGTTGTTTATTTTAAAACTGGTTACTTTATTGAGGTGACTGATTCAAGTCCAGAAATAACAGATGCAGTCGAAAAAGTATCATTGTTACTTGCTGTTTTGGGTCAAATAGGAAATATGGTTTTCAGACTTATGGCAACGGCTGGACTTGAAGAAAACGCAAAGAAAGCAACTGAAAGCTTGAATCAAATTATTTCCGTAAGTGATGCCGACGGCAAAAGCGGGCTGGAACTTATTGAGGAAGCAATTGAAATATTAAGGGGAAAGAAATGAATGCAATAATCGCTGGTTTTTTGGCAAAAATTCCTGAATTATTAATAAATACCGTGAATATTGTCCAGCTTAAAGAAGCAGTAAAAGACGGTGTTGAATTCATACAGTATCTTTTAAGGCGGGAAACGGAATTGACACAAGCTTGTGAAGATTTCAGGAATGAGAAAAGAAAAGTTGAAGTTGAGCGAGATAAACTGAAGATAGAAAATGAAGAACTTAAAAAGGAAAACGCCATTTTAAAGGCGGGTAAATAAACCAGAATTGGAGGTTAAGATGAAGAAAATGCTTTTTGTACTTATGCTTTTTGCGGTAATGTTGCTGTCTTGTGAGTCAGTTGACTTTAAGGGCGATATGAGCAACACCGTGAAAGCAAAAGTCACAATGGATGACGGAAAAGTTGTCGACATGGACTGCAAAATCGGTCTTGTTATGGATGACGGAATCGAAAACAAAAATGAATGTATCGGTTATTTTCAAAGCGACGGCGACACTTACAGATGCAGTGTTTCAGTTGAATTTTTGAAGAAAAAAGATGCAAAAGACAAATTAACGGTGAAAGAAAACTGCGAGATTGTAATTGACAAATGAAAAGACAGAAACAGTCAAGCGTATCAGAAAGGCAGGAATTGATGATTGATCTCTTGAGAAGCCAGAACTATCGGGTTGAAGTATGCAAGGGTTTCGAGGAAGCCCGAACAGTCTTTCTTGATTATTTCAAGGAATCTGGACTTATACGAAAAATCTGATATTATCTTAATGCTGATGTTTGCCCCATACAGCAGGAAGCCCCCAGTAATGGGGGTTTTCTTTTTATAAATACCTTAACGAAATCAGCACTTTATCTTTTTAAAGTTTTTTAATATAAGTATAAGGACATAAACACTTTTTTGAAATTAGGGCTGTTTCCGTTCGTTTAATGAGATTTTGACTTTTTTAGTAAAATTTGTTTCGGTGTCTGTAAGTGTCTGATTTAATATGTAAAAAAATATCTAAAAAAACTTTACTTTTGTAGAAAAGGGTATAATATAGCAGATGTGAATTGAATGTGTGAAGCGTGTGCGCACTGGTGGCGCAAGGGTGAAAATCCTTCCAAAAGGTTCAAGTCCTTTTGAAAAGTATGGTGCTGGGCTGGGTTCGATTCCCAGACGCTTCATTTTTGTTTTTTACTACTTTTAGGGGGCAAACATGACGAACAGATTAATCAAAGCAACAATCGAAAACTTCAAAGGTCTGAAAGAACGGGTCTTTGAATTCGACAATGAAACCGCTTTTGCTGGAACAAATGCCAGTTTCAAGACAACACTTTTTGATGCCGTGTTGTGGGCGGTAACTGGAAAAAATCACCTTGCGGAAAGTGAATTCGACATTAAAACCAGAAAAGGAAATGGAGTACAACACCAGATTCATCATTCGGTTGAACTGGAATTTGACAACTTTATTATTAAGCGTGATTATTATGAAATCTGGAGAACCAAAAAGGGAACAACCACAAGCAAGTTTGACGGTCACACGACCGATTATTACATTGACCGCAAGAACAACATGGGCTTGATAAAATGTGATGCTGAAAAAGAGTTTGTTGAATTTATGGCTGAAAATTTCGGTGGCAAAGATTATGTTGAAAATTTCCTTTTGTGTTCAAATCCTCTGTATTGCAGTCAAGTAATGACTTGGAAAAACCTTCGGTCATTGATTTTTAAAATGGTCAGCCCCGTTGCAGACGAAGAAGTTTTTAAATCCTTGCCAGAATATCCTGCATTACCTAATTTGCTTTGCAGTGGAACACCTGATGTTCTTATTGCTGGGCTGAAGAAAAGATTGAACGAACTGAACAAGGAAATGGTAGAAGTCGGTGTCAGAATCGATGAAACTGAAAAACAGATTCCAGAACAAGGACTTGAAAGCCGTGAAGACATTGAAAAGAAAATCGAAGTCAAAAAAAGCCTGATAGATGCTGAAAAAATAAAATTGAACAACATTTCTGTCAGCGTTGATCTCATTCAGAAACAGGGCAGATTGAAACAGGCGCTTGCTGATGCAAAAAGGGAATATCAGGAAAAACAGACAGAAAGAAAAACACTGCATGACAAGAAGCAACAGGAACTTTCAAGTGCATACAGCAAAAAAATCAGCACATTGACACAGGAAAAAGAAACCGCTGAATCAGATATAAGTTTTAATTCCAGACAAAAGAAGAAACTTCTTGACGAACTTTCCGAAAGCGAAAAGAAATTTGAAACCATTTCAAAACAAAACTGGGAAGGTTCTGAAAAATGCTATGCTTGCAACCAGTTGCTTCCCGACAGTGAGATTTCAAAACTGGTATCTGCATTTAAGGGCGAAAAAGCTAAAAAGCTTAGAAAATTGATTGCTAATGCTGAAGAAATTAATAAGGAACTCGACAAACTTGAAGCAAAAAGATTTCCTGACCCCGTTAAGCTTCAGAAAGACATTGAAAAGCTTGTGAAACCCGAAACTGAAGAATTCAAAGAAGAAAAGGCAGATTTTAGCTCAATTGAAGTCCAGATTTCACTTGTAGCAGACGAAATCAGCAAAGCTGGTGAAAGTATCAAGGAAAGGCAGAAACCCGTTCTGGAAGCGATTCAGGCGCTTGAAACTGAAATTGAAGCGCTTAATAAAGAAATTGCTGTTTTTGATGATATTGACAAAAAGAATGAAAGAATCAAAAAGCACCGTGAAAGACAGAACAAACTGTCAGATCAGTTTGCAGTCACAGCGGAACAGGTCGATGCAATTCAGGCGTTTATTATGAAAAAAGTTGATCTTATGGAAGATGATATTTTCAAGGTTTTCGGGGTCAAATTCAGCATGTTTGAAAGGCAGATAAATGGCGGTCTGAAAGAAGAATGCAGAATATTGGTCGATTGCAACGGAACGCTTGTACCCAGTGAAAGCGCAAATAATGCTGGCAGAATTAATGTCGGTATAAAATTGTGCGCGGTCTTCCAAAAATATTTTAGTATTGAAGCGCCTGTTTTTATTGACAATGCCGAAAGTATCGTAAAAATTGAAAGCCACGGACTACAGATTATTAAGCTGATAGTTGACGGCAATTATAAAACACTTACAAAGATTTAAGGGGGCAACTATGAAAGAATTGTTAAAAGCTTACGCAAAACATTATGCAGAAGCAGATGAAGCGGAAAAACAGGCGAAAGCAGTTAAGGATAAATTGAAGAAAAAGATTCTTGAACTGGTCGGAAACCAGCCGTTTAAAAACGAATTTATTACGGTTTCAATTATTCCCGAAACGATGACAGAAAGTGCCGACAAAGAAAGAATGATTGCAGACGGTATCTGGGAAAAGTACCTGAAAAAGACACCGAGAAAAGGTTCTGAAAAGATCGCTGTTAAACTTGATAAAATCAATGAATCTGGTATGATAGAACAGAAAGAAAACGAAGATGTCGGTGATGATATCGGTTATTAATTAAAAAACGGGAGCAAACAATGGAAGAAAAAAAAGAGTTATCAGTTCTGAAGAACGAAATTTCAGAATCAGTTTTAAATGATGTTTTGGAAATGCAAAAGCTGGGGCGTGTGAGTTTTCCAAAAAACTTTAACCCAGAAAATGCGCTGAAGGCTTCTTTCCTTGTATTGGAAAAAACCAAAGACATGAGCAAACAACCTGCTTTGTCGGTATGTAGTGCAATATCGGTCAAGAAGGCGCTGTTTGACATGCTGATTCAGGGGCTTTCAGTTGCAAAAACGCAGGGTTATTTTATTGTCAGGGGAAAAGAACTTTGTTTTGACAGGTCTTATTTTGGCTCAATAGCGATAACGAAACGAATTAAGGGCGTTGTAGATGTTTTTGCACAGGCAATATTTGAAGGCGACAAATTCAGCTTCAGAACTGAAAAGGCAAGGAAGGTCGATATAATCCATGAACAGACGCTTGATACAATTTCAAACGGCGTTGTTATCGGGGCTTATTGTACAATTATTTATGAAGACAAAAACGGAAAAGAGAAAGAATCTTCTGAAGTAATGTCAATAAAGCAGATAAAACAAAGCTGGGAAAAATCGCCCAGACATGAAAAAAAGATTCATGCCGAAACGCCTGACGAAATGGCAAAAAGAACCGTAATTGCAAGATGCTGTAAAATATTTATCAATACAACAGACGACAGTGACCTCAAAATCAGTGACGAAGTTATCGGAGCATTCAATCGTACCGACGGCAGGGAAGATCACGAGAAAGAACTTGCAAACGGTGACGAAATAATAGATGCCAGCGAAGAAACCATAATCAATAATGAAACTGGCAACATTGAACCGAAACACGAAGTTGATGAACAGGAAAACTTTAAATTTCCAAAACGGGGTTAATTTTAACAGGGGCGGGAAACCGCCCCGCATGGGGGCAACATGGAATTCATAAACATAGCTTCAGGGTCACAGGCAAATTGTTATTATTTAAGCGACGGCAAAACCTCAATATTGATTGAAGCTGGAGTCAGTATCAGGAACATTATCAGGTCAATCGGTGCTGATAAAATGAAGGAGATTCAGGCTTGCGTTATCAGTCATTCACATCTTTGACCACTCTAAATATATGAATGAAATAAACAGACACGGGATTCAGATATATTCTGGATTTGAAACACTGGAAAAACATGGATTAAACAATAATGTTGTCGGAAATCTTAACCTTTTTAAAATTGGCACTTTGAATATTGTTCCATTCAGCGTTGAACATGATGTTCCAAGTTTTGGTTATGTCATTGCAAGTGCTTTTACGGGTGAACAGCTTCTTTTTGCCACAGACACTTATTTTATCAGGTATAAGTTTGCGAACCTTACACATCTTCTTGTCGAATGTAATTTTGACCGTGAAACGCTCGACCCTGATGTCAATGACAAATATCTTGAGCGTGTTTTTGAAAGTCATTTTTCGTTACAGGATTTGGTTTTAATGCTGAAAGCAAACGATTTATCAAAAGTCAAAAAGATTTGGCTTTGTCACTTATCTGAAAACAATCTGGATTTTGAAAAAGCAAGAAGAACGGTTCAGGAATCGACGGGGATTCCGACTTATTTATGTCTGAAAAACGGGGGTGTTGAATGAAAACACAATACTTCCACACAGGATGCAAGGGTCAGATAATCAAAGTTGAATCAGTTGTTCAGGTGATTTTCAGATGTGAGAAATGCGGTGCTGAATGGACAGCAAAAGAAGTTCCAGACAGCGATATAATAACAAACTGGGTTTTAATCAAAGAAGGGGGCAAATAATGGCAAAAGATAAAAGAATTGAATTCCGTTGCAGTGACGGTGAACACGAAATTATCAAGGCAAAAGCTGAAAAATTGAACATGGACACCAGCGATTATATCAGGTTTGTTGCAGTCAATGCGATGCTGTCAATAAGTGTCGGAAAGACACCAGAACAGCGCTTAATTGACAATTTGAAGGGTATAGAACTTGTCAGAAAGCACGGCGGAATTGATACCAGTGAAGAACTGCTTGAAAGTAGAACAGAACAGTTTTATAACGAGTATCGTAAAGAGGTCGGAATTACGGACGGAATTGTAAAAAAAGCAAAATCGTACGGACAACACGGGAGCGGGAAATGAAACTTGACAAACCTAACGGCTTAGGTTAAGCTGTGTAAGTTCCTTGATTTATGAATGTGGCACGGTGGCGGAACTGGTAGACGCATGTCAAGTGGCGATGACCAACATGGGAAGCAGGGTAATGAGCAGACAGGTAGCTTTTTCCAAGTATCTGATCAATACAAGGAAAAGACAATTTCGAGTACAGTCCAAGACCCGTTGGACGAAATGCAGGTTCGACTCCTGCCCGTGCCTTAACTTTTTGGAGGTGTAAAGATGAAACAAGAATTTAAAATGTCAGAAACAGAATTAAGCGACATCAAAAAAATTGCAAGCAACAGAGAACCTGTTATGAAAATTGGCGGTAGTTGGATTGGACTTAGCAGGCAGGAAAAAGCAAACAACTATTGGTCTGCAATGGGTGACAAGTACGGTTTTAAATATATGACCGTTGAGCCGTCAAGTAAAGGAGAATTGTATTTTCTTGCCGAACCTAAACCAATTGTAAAACCAAAAACAAAAACCGAAATAGAGATTGACAAGTATCTTGAAAATATGACCGTAAAAGAATCGCTCAAGAAAATTATTACACAGCTTGAGTCTTGTAATTATAAATGTCAAGGTGGAATGTTACAAAACAATGTGGCTTTTATGGCACTTAAAAAGCTGTCGGAGGTCAAATGATCTGCCCTCATTGTAACAAAGAAATAGACCCGAAACTAATAGCTATAGAGTTTGCCCGTAAAGGTGGCTCTAAAATAAGTAAAAAGAAAACTATTGCAGTAAAAATAAATGGTAAAAAAGGTGGTAGACCACCGAAGAAGGAGGAGAAATGAAAGTTCAAGAAGAAATCTGGAAAGACATTGAAGGATATGACGGAAAGTATCAAGTCAGCAATTTTGGCAGAATTGTTACATTTAAAAGATATTCTGAAGGTAGAATTTTGAAACAGTATTTTGACAGACACAATTATTTGTATGTTATATTGACAAAAAACAGCATTCCTAAAACAATAAAATGTCATCGCATTGTTGCGAATGCGTTTATTTTAAATCCAGAGAATAAAGCAACCGTTAATCACAGGGATTCAAATCGCTCAAACAACTGTGTCGATAATTTGGAGTGGGCGACATCGTCTGAAAACAGCGTTCATGCAATTAAATTTGGGAAAACAAATTTTTGCTATGGCGAAAAACAGTGGCAATCAAAACTAAAAAAAGAACAGGTTCTGGAGATAAGAGCGCTTTGGGAAAAAGGGCAAACGACACAAAGAAGTATCGCTAAAATGTACGATGTGCATTTTTCTCATGTTTCAGACATAATAAGAAGAAAAAGATGGAAACATATTTAAAAGGAGTAAATTAATGAAATACATTTTCGATTTAGACGGCACAATTTGTAATGTTTCTAAGCTTTTGCCACTTTGGGAAACCGACAAAGAATTATTTTTTTCCAGACTGAATGAAGCAGAACCGATTGAAAAAATTGAAAAGTTTTATAAGACGCTGTGGGCTGATCTGCATACTCTTATCATTTACACTGCTCGACCGGAAAAGATAAGAGCATCAACAGATGAATGGCTTACTGTAAACGGCATATTTTATGAAGATTTGCTTATGGCAAAAGACAACGACACCAGACACGACATTGACATTAAGCTTGAAATGTTGCGGGAAAACGATCTGACACCTGACAATGTTGCGTTTATTGTCGAGGACGGGTCTTGTGTTGTGGAAGCGTTGAGGAAAGCAGGATATACAGTTTTACAATGTGCTGAAGGAAATTATTAAACAAAGGAGGATAGGATGAAAGAATTATTGTGTGCAGGTGAGATTTTAACTACGAAAGACACGGGCGTTTTGTCGGGATTTAACACTTTTGTTTATGGTGGATTCAGGGCAAAATTTAGCGATGGTTTTGGAAACACAGAAACAGGCAGGAGAATAGAAGGATATGATATTGCAAAAGATATGGCAAAAGATGGCAAAATAGCTTTTATCCATCCTTTTAGATGTGAATGCGGTGGCTATCCCTGTATTTATGGTGGGTTTTTTGTATGTGAAAAATGTGGCAACAAAAATGTAGAAAAAGAATGGTGGAAAATTATTGTAGAGAAAGACGGCGATCAATTTTGTTGTCACGGTTTGGACTTTGAAAATTTGCAAGAATCAGATAACTATGCTTTTGGCAACACCTTTGAAGATGCCATACAAAATTATGGATTACTTTTCAATAGATATTACATGTAACTTTTATTGGAGGTCGGAATGAGATTCAGGATTGATGATAAAAAAAGAATAAGAATATCAGATATTGTTTATATTGTTTTGGATGAAACCGAAACTGAATATCTAATAATTCAGACAATATCTTACGCTGACGGGCTTAATAAACAAATATTAACATGGACATCTAAAACAAATGAAGGAATAACAGAGGTTGACAATGGAAAAGATTAACAAATGCAATGTCCAGTATATATGCTGGGGATTGTTAGCAACTTGTAAATATGCTTTGAAAGTAGGTGAAGAAAACAAATGTCACTATTTTGTGGAAGGTTGTTGCACAAACCCTGAAGCACAAAAGGAGGCGGTGAGTGAGAATTAAAATGGACTTACGAAACTGTGACTGTATGGATTTGATGAAAGAGTTCCCTGATAAATATTTTGAACTTGCTATAGTTGACCCTCCTTATGGAATTGGATTTGCAGGATTCCAAAAGCATTATGGGGGTGGGAAAGCGGTTGCAAAAACAACCCTACATAAACCTTTTGCTGGAAACGATTTAAACTCTCCAGACATAGAATATTTTCAAGAAATTTTTAGAGTGTCAAAAAATCAAATAATATTCGGAGCGAATCATTTTATAAGCAAAATGCCAATTGATTCAAGCTGTTGGATTGTTTGGGATAAAGTAAACGGAGAGAATCCCTTTGCGGATTGCGAACTTGCTTGGACATCGTTCAAGTCAGCGGTCAGAAAATTTGATTTTAAATGGCAGGGAATGCTTCAGGGTGATATGAAAAACAAAGAAGAAAGAATTCACCCCACGCAAAAACCAGTTGCATTATATAAATGGCTTTTACAAAACTATGCAAAGGCGGGTGACAAGATACTTGACACTCATTTAGGCAGTATGTCAAGCGTAATTGCCTGCTATGATGAAAAGTTCGATATTACAGGGGCGGAGTTAGACCCTGATTATTTCAAGGCAGGAATGGAAAGAGTAAGAAAACACACAAGTCAAGTGAGGTTAGATGATCTGATATGAGAACTAAACAATACTGGATGGAATTAACGCAAGAAGAGATAGACAATCTTCCGGAAGATGACTGGTTGCACTATCAGAACGGTGGATGTGTATGCTTTGCAAGGTGTAGTGCCGACTGCATATGTGGTAGCTGGTGGAGGGAATGATGGATTGTAAAAATTGCATGAATCAGGGATGTAAGTATAGGTTTATGACCGCTAATGAAAGACACTTTATAGCAAGGTATAGTGCTAATCAAAAAATACTTGTTATGGAATTTCATAAAATATGGAAAGTAGTGTGCACAAGATATCAACCCGACGGAGCAAAATAAATGAAACATGAAATCAGAGAAATATCAGAACTCCTGAATATACCCGTAAGCACTGTTGAATATACAATTTCGGCAAAAGGTCTGAAGGTCAGATATAATGAAGCTGGTAGAAAAGTCATTGATCTGGAAAGTTTTAAACAGGCACGGGTGGGAATGAAGAAAGGCAGAAAAAAAGTTGTCAGTGCTAAATTGTTTGAATTTGACTTCGATGAATTGCAGAAAAGAATCTTTGAAAAAGGTCTTTCGATGACTGAATTTTTTCGATATGCGGAGATTAAAAGAAATCGGTATTATTCCATTAAGTCAGGTGCAGTTTACCCCACACAGGCAGAAATTGGAGCCCTGAATGTTGAAATAAGGTAGGGTTTAAAATGAAAAAAGAATTTTGTGAAGAAAAAACTTTACATTGTGGATTTAATAGTTTAAGGTCTAAAGGTCAATTGTTAATTTAATTTATGGAGCTATGAATGATTTACAGCACAAGGGAATTAATGTTCGGTCTGGACATTTCAGCAACAACAATCGGAAAATGGAGGGAAAACGAAGGTATGCCTGTCGTAAAAGATAAGCCGTATATTTTTGACAGAACAGCCTTGGAATGGATTGTCAGAAATAAGCCAGATTTTGCAGAAAGGGCAAAAAAGATGCTAGAGGTTGAGGATGTTTAAAGAAAGTGTCTGGAATAGTTTGTCGCTGAATATCAATGTCACGGCAAAAGAAGAATATGGAACAAAAAGAAGTTCGATTAAAATGGTAACCGTTGCACCGCTTTTTATTTCTGATATAAGTTTATCGGTTTCTGGCGGAACAGTTATTTTAAATTTAAATGAAATCGAAAATTTGAGGGACAATCTGACATTTTTACTTGAAAATACTAAACCTGACAAATAGCGGGGGCAAAAATGGCTTTTAGAAAGGTTGACGGGGTTTTCTGGACAGACCCAAAAGTTCGGGAACTGACAGAACAGGAACGATATTTATTTTTATATTGTATGACTTGCCCGACAGCGCATAGTTCTGGATTGTATTACAACCCTTTGCCGATGATTTCTTTTGAAACAGGAATAAATGATAAAGCATTGATTAAGGCTTTCGGAAGGCTTCGGGAAGGCTTAATGATACATTACGGAATGATTTCTGGCGTTGTATTTGTAAAGAATATGCTGAAGTTTCAGGCACCGAACAAAAATGAAAAGGAAAACATATCAAAACATTTAAAAACGATTCAAGACAAAGATTTGTTGGTAATGTTTTTAAATACTTATCCGGAGTTTTGGCAAGGCTTCGACAAGGCTTCTTTAACCGTTCAGGAAGGCTTCCACAAGGATACTCATACTAAGACTAATACAAAGACAGAAACAAAGACAGAAACTAAAACAGACGAATCCGAAAAAACATCGGATTCTATGCCCGTTCTTTTTGACGACCCTTATTCTTTTGAAAAGATTTTTAAAATGTATGGTGAAAAGGGGAATTATAAACTTTCAAAAAAGCGCTGGGAAGCCTTATCAGTTGAAAAGAAAAGGCTGGCTTTTGAAAAGATACCGCTTTATGTATTGTCTACGGCAGAACAATATCGCAAAAATTTTGAAACTTGGATAAATCAAGAATGTTGGAATGACAAGATTTTAACGAATAAATGTCAGGCAGATGCGGATTATAAAGTCAGAACAAGACCCGACGGGTCACCATTATTTTAGGGGGCAGACAATGACAGAAACTAAGAAATTCGGAATTTCCGAACTTATTATTTCAATTAATGGTGAAGATATTGTTCCAGTTCCACCTGAATTGATATGTTCAGAAATAACAGAACCGCTCGAAGTTGAATTCAAGGATTTTGAAAGCTTTATCGCTTTTTTCTTCAATCATGTGGATTTACGGGATTATGGCAAAAGGGAAGATATACACTGCAAATATTGTGGTGGTTTGCTTAGTGAAGATGGAAGATCAAAACTTTTCTGCTGTGAAAAAATGAAAGCAGGGGTTCTTTATGACCAGAATGTCAGAAATCTGCGTAAATTAAGGGAATTGAACCAAGAAGAAGAAAATGTTTATGCCTTTAGAATGTTACTCAATGAAAGCGGTCTTGAGGGCTGGGAACAGAGCGTGACTTTTAAGACATATCAGCCGAAAAATGAGATTCAGGAAAGCATAAAAAAAGAATGTAGAAGATATTGTGAAGATCAGACCAAAGATAATCTCCTTTTGAAGGGCAAAGTGGGAACTGGAAAAACACACCTTGCGTGTGCTTGTGCGAAATGGCTGGGATTTTATCAGGAAAAGACTTTTTTAATTTTGCGGTGCTCCAGCGTTTCAATGATAGACAACATGGAAAAATATAAGACCGCTGATGTTGTAATAGTTGACGATATCGGAAGGGAAACGGGGTCAGAAAGCAGAATTTCGGCAAGAATGGGTATAATATCAGAAATTATCGAATATCGTCACAGAAACAAAAAGAAGACGATATATACAACAAACCTTTCAGCGGAAGAGCTTTCAAAGAAATACGGAAGTCATATCGTGGACAGAATAATCGATTGTGCGGTTATTCCAGAAAGAATGGAATTTGAGTCGAACAGGGGGCAAATATGAAAATTAAAATATCCGACTTGAAACAGATCGTAAAATTGAGTAAAAAAAGCATAACAGAATTGAGGAAATTAAATCCAGAAAGGGCGTATAATGGAAAAGATTTGACAAAATATGAATTGATTTATCAGATTGTTTTTTTTAAAGATGCGCCAGAAAAATTAAATAATAGGGGGCAATGATGAAAGCAAGGAAATATAAACTGGGTGAAAAGGTTAAAACCATAGCTGATTTTGATTCCATAATTGATAAAAATGGCTGTGTATTTTTTATTGGAAAAGTCTTAAATACTGCATTTATCCAGAATTGGCAGTATCATTTTATAAGACTGAGAATTAAAAACGGGCAATTATATTTTGCTGAAAGGATAAAGGAGGATTGATATGATAACTTTGCAGAAAGAATATTACATTGCAAGAAATAAAAAAGTTGAAAAAATTGCTATTACAGATGAAACCGCAAGAGAATTTAGAATTGAAACATACGGTGATAAAATAGTGCTTTGTTACAGGTTTTATTTTTGTTTTGCAACAGAATCAGAAGCACGGTCTGTTGTAGAAAAGCCATACGATATATTTAAGGAGGATTGAGCTATGAGTGATATTACGCTTGATGTTTATTTGAATGGCAAAAAGATAGGTTTTGCAAAATCACAAAGCTGGTATAATTCAGGAAGAATGTTTTTTGTGGATGAAAGGACGGATGATAAACTCTGCAAAGGATATTTTCCAGAAGATATAGAAAATTGTGGAGGATTTGGCAAGGTTGGTTTTAAAGTAAGAGCAGAGCCAAAACGCAAGCCACTTGCAGACGGTACTTTGCCACTTACTGAAAGTGAACTTGATTCAATTGCAAAAATACTTGATATCCACAAAATTTACGGTGTTAGATTGATATTTGAAAAACTTGAATACAAAGATTACGAAGGTTGTTGCCCTGAAATTGTAAATATCAAAGCCATTGCCTACTTGCTTGAACGGTTTGACTTGACGGGGATATAATGAAAACAAGTGAACTTGAACTTGCAGTTGTCAGCTTTTTCGACACCAGAGCGGAATTAATAGTTCCAAATGTAAGCTGGGGTCTGGGGCTGAATTACGAAGCCGACTTGATGGTTCTCAATAAAAGCGAGTATCTTTATGAAGTCGAACTGAAAGTTTCAAAGTCTGACATGAAAGCCGACCTGAAAAAACACAGGGCGCACAGTTGCAGGTATGTTAAGCGTTTGTATTATGGATTCCCTGAAGACTTGCTTGAAACGGCTTTGCAGATATTGCCCGAAGATGTCGGTTTGATTTCCGCTTATTATGACAGCAACGGAAGGGCAACGGTAACGGAAAAAAGAAAACCAAAAGACAGGGAATGTCAGAAAATGCCATTGAAAAAACAATACGAACTTGCAAGGCTGGGCGCTTTAAGAATTTGGAATTTAAAAAGAGTAATTCAAAGCAGAAACCCGTATATTGTGCAAACAGAAATCAGGTTTGAAAAGGAAAGACTAAATTTGTTTGATGTATAATAGGGGTGAATAATGGACTGGCTTAATTTTACAGTCAGGACGGTTGCAATAGCGGTTGTTGTTTATTTAATATGGAGTGTGTTATGAGTTTTGCAACATATTTTTTTGGGTTTGTATGTGGAATAATTGTCGGGGTTATACAAACGCTTTTATTTGTTAAAGATATAATAATAAAATATGAAAAAGAAAAAAGGTAAATAATGAACAAGATTAAAAGACTTGAGAAATTACTAAAAACGGGTATTGGCGCAAGTTACTATTCAAGAAGACTTGACGCCCTGAATATCGAAATTTATTACAACCAGAAAAAAATGAATAGAATGCTTGAAGAAATTCAAAATACATATCAGGTTAAGGAAATAATGGAAAGCCAGAACCTTGGAGTTCTGAATAAAATTTATGACCTTTGCACTGAAATCAAAATGACTGAAGCAAAGCTGAAAAAAGCTGAAAGCCGTCAGAAAATTCTGATAATGAAGCGCAACCGTTCAAGAAAATTATACGACTGGGCGTCTTCAATAAAGCCAGTAATGCTGAAAATCGCGAATCGCTTTAAAACGACCGCAAATAGGGCTTAAGTCGAAAAACAACCTTTCTCCTTATACCTATATCAAAAAAACCTGAATCGATAAAGTATTGAAATCATTAAAGAAATAAAAACAGCAACAGAAAAGAAATCAATCAATGAAAATAGACAGTTAAAAAAGATAAAAAACAAACAAAAATCAGACAAAATGATAACTGTTTGAAATCATTAAAAGAATATTTCACTAAAAAACTGGATATAACTATTCAAAGGAGTAAGATATTAACAGGTCATTGAGAAAAGAGTAAGGGGATTGAGATAGCAACTTAGTGAAATGCGAAGGGCAGGAAGTAGCAAAGTTGTGACAGCGGTCTGAAGTGAAAGTTTTTATCGACAGTCTTTCGGGGCTGTCTATTAAGGGCTTTTGTTAATTTTAAGAATGGGGCTTATTATGACAAATTTAAAAGATGAAAAAGTGATTGGTTATTTTTGGGTTGAAACGGATGGTACCGGTGACATTGTAAAAGCGGAATCAATGCTGGAAGCAATCAAAAAAATTGCAGGAACAAATGAACTTGAAGAAATTACAAAATCTGAAAATTATTGTAGTTATGCAAAAAAAGAAGGCGGAAACGCTTTATTTGCAGAATCGGTTAAGCTTTACAGGGCAAGAACAATTATTTGTAAAAACTAAATCAAAAGGGGCAAGACAATGAGCGCTTACACAGTAGACAAATTCACAATTGACAGAATCGTAACAATTATTGCAAACAATCAGCGGTTTTCGTGGTTTATAAAAGGGAAACCAGAAAATTATGCACTTTGTTTTTTAACAGATGAAGAAAAAGAAAAACTTGGAAAAAGACTTTGGAAAATGAACAGACTTTCAGTTGAAAGAAGATATAAAAACAGGAAGCAGGACGGCAAAATTGAAGATGTTTATTTTTATGAACCTGTGAATCTTTTTTCGTATAGCGCACAGGCTGGAAAAGCACAACAATATAAATCGCTTCAGTGTTTTATATATCAATGCAGTGAAGGGCTTATTGCAGACTGCAAGCTTTTGAAGATGATCGAATCATTTAAAAACACAATTGCAAACGAAATAATAGAAGCGCTTCCTGAATATCAGAAAGCGGGCTGGGAATAAATAAATCTGGGGCTGGAAACAGCCCCTTTATAACGGGGGCAAACATGAAAACAATTAAAGAAGTATTAATTAAACGGGATGGCGTAACAGAAAAAGAAGCTGAATCACTTATTGAAGACGCAAGGGAAGCGCTGAATAATTATCTTTCAGAAGGCGACATCGCGGGCGCTGAAGAAATTTGTGCTGAATATTTTGGACTTGAATCAGATTATTTATTCGATTTAATTTAAGGGGGCAGACATGGATTTTGAACAGTATAGAAAGCAAATAACCGAAGCTGGAAGAAGGGCGCACTACAACACCAGTTTCTCGCCTGAAAAAAGGGGCGAACAGGAGTTTGAAGGATTTTGTGGAACTTGTGAAAAGATAATTGAACAAATTGACAAACTGCAACTTTCAGAAGAAATAAAAGCAGTTGAAAAGACTCTTTTTGTCGAAACACTTTTTAATAAAGAAATGCAGTATTTAAGGATAAAATCAAATTGTATTTCTTCCATGATAACTGGCAGGTCAAATTTTCCAGTCAGACGGGCAGAAAGAGCAAATCAGGCGGAACACAACGCAAGCGAAGCATATATGAATTTTGTAAATAATTATATTAAGAAACTTGAAAAAAAGCATGGAATAGATTTTTACAGCACAAATGTAATTAAAAAAGAAGATTCAGACGCCGTAGAAAAGCTTAAAAAGAAAATTGAAACACTTGAAAAAATGCAGTCAATGATGATTGAAGCGAACAAAATTGTCAGGAAATATAAAACAAACGAAGAAAGAAAAGCAGAGTTTTTGAAAATTGGATTTTCTGAAAAAACAACAGATGAAATATTGACCCCTAACGGAATAGGTGGAATCGGATTTATGCGTTTTGAACTTACTAATAACGGCGCAACAATCAGAACGGCAAAACAAAGACTCGAACAAATCGAAAAATTGAAGTCACAAAAAACAGTTGAGTTCAAAGCCGAAAACGGAATCAGACTTGAGGACAATCCAGCAGAAAACAGAATCAGGATATTTTACAACGGAAAACCACCAGCGGAAACAATATCAGAGTTAAAACATCATGCGTTCAGGTGGACACCATCGCTGGGCTGTTGGCAAGCATACAGAAACAACAGAAGCATTGAATTTGCTAAACAACAAGCGGGGATAAAATGAAAATAATCTGCTGTGTATGTAAAAAACTAATCGAAATAAAAAACACTGGAAATCCGAAAGAAGATGAATTGATAAGTCATTCGTACTGTCAGAAATGTTATGAAAAGGAACATGCGGAAATATTAAAATTTAGAAAGGAAGGTGTAAAATGAACTATGAAGAAGAAAAAAAATGGCTCGAATCTTTAAAAGTTGGCGATAAAGTTTGTGTTTCTGGTAAATATGGAATTTCAATTGAAACAATTTTAAAAATAACGCCGACTGGAATTATAAAAACAAAGTCAGGCGATTTCAGAAATGGCAGACACAGAATTGATGACTGGCGAAGTGAAAGCATACAGCCCGCTACAGACGAAATCAGAAGAAAAATAAGAATTTTAAAAATTAGCAGTAAATTATATACGCTTATTGTTGACAAAAGAATTTTGGATAAAATAACAGATGAATCCGAAATGCTGTTAATTTTTAATATTGTCAAAAAATATGAGGCAACAAAATGAAAATCAAAGTCAAAGAGATCAAAAACAAAACATCTGAAGAAATTGAAGCAATCTTTAACCGTAAAATTGAAGAACAGACGAACGGAAACAGGGCTGGAGTCGAAAAACAACAAAGATAAAGGGGGCAACATGGCAAAGACACAGACAACTGGCGGAAACGGAAATTATTTTCTGGACATTTGGGATGAAAAAGAAAACCGCTGGAAAAATATCTGCGGTGGAAGTTATGAATATTGCCTGAAAGTTCAGGCTGAAATAACAGGGGGCGAAAATGACAATTAAGAAAAAAAAGAAAATCACAATTGATTTGCACAGTTCGCAAGGCAACGCTTTTGTTTTGCTTGCTACTGCAAAGACGCTGACAAAAGAAAAATATCCTGAAGATTTTGAAAAACGGTGGGAAGAAATAAGCAAAAAAATGAAGTCGTCAAATTATGAAAATCTGGTCAAAGTTTTTGATGAATATTTCGGCGAAATGGTGGATTTAATCAAATAAAACAGGGGGCGAATAATGGAAAAAGTAACAAAAAAAGGTCTGGAAACAGCACTGAATGTAATTATAAGACATGGCAAAGGTCTGGGCTGTGAAAAATGTGAGTTTTACAGCAAGAAATCAGAATGTTGTTATCTAATTTATTGCATTTATAGACTTGCAGAAAGGTCTGAACTTTATCTTGTAGCAAAGAGTGAAGCAGGTGACAAATGAACAAAGAAATCAGAGCAAAAAGAATTGAGTTCGCAAAAGGGCTTTGTGAAATCTGCAAAAAACCAGCTGTTACAGTTCACCATATATTTTTAGGCAGAAAACAGAGAAACACTTCAGAACGAATTGAAACCGTCAGGGCTGTATGTGCCGAGTGTCACGCTTATATACACGGAAGCAAAGGTTATGAACTGCTTAAATGGTTGCAAGTTCAGGCGTGTAATGAACTTATAGAAAATATCGGTGAAGATGAAACAAGAAAAATACTGGGTAAAATATATTTTTAAAGAGGTAAAACTTATGAAGAAAATGACAAAGATAGAATCAGCAAAGATTATTGTAAAACAGGCAGGGAGTTGCAACATTCCAGTTGGTGTTTTATGTTCTGAATGTTTTAATTTCAAAAAATGTGGCAACAATTCTGCGCTATACGGACTTGCAAAACGTTATGCTGATGCCGAAAAATATATCAAACGGCATGAGAAAGACCTTGCCAAAGCATACATCAAACGACACGAAGCAAAGAGCAGGAAGAAAAAGGTTGAAGAAACGAAGGAGGAATACACAGCCGACATAAAATTAGATTTAACTGGGAGTAAACTTATAAAAATAAAAATGACAAATAAACCCACCCCACTCGAGATTGCTAAGATGATAAGGGATAATGGGTATAAGTGCGTTGGTCTTGACAATTTTATGTGTTGTGAGTGTCCGATTTACGAACAGAATTGTAAAAATGAAGTCATAGCAAACCTCATTGACAACTACATAGCAGAGAACACACCCTGCAAACACCTTTTTCAAGATTCCTGTATGGGTGAAGACAAGTGCGACAACCTAAATTGTCCTGCTTATGGAACTGAACCACAGCCGATTAAGTTTGAAGATCCTATGCCTGAGTATGTGTACACAATTACAGAATATGGAATATTCAGATTTACAGCATTGAGATTTGAAAGTGAAAAAGCTAAGGGAAAAGACGGAACAATAACAAAAAAAGAAAAGGTGGTTGCTTTTGAGGGTCAAAAAGAAATTGACGGAACAAACGAAGAGGTCACTATTGACATTGAGAGTTGTTACCGCACACTTGAAGAAGCCGTTAAGGTTGCAGAGAAAAAATGGAGTGCAAAATGAAACAGAAATCAAAACTTGAAATAGCAATTATTAATGACAGTAAATTGACAAGACTACAGAAAGAAAGAATCTTCGACATTATGGGTAAGGCAATACCGAAATCAGAAATAACGGAATCACAACCGCTGAAAATTAAGCTTTCCGAACTGCTTTCAAAGTCTACTGAAGAAATGCTGTCAAAGGAATTTGATACAACGATATGCTCAAGACGGCTGAAGAATGTTCTTGATAAATTAAGGCGTTCACGGGTGTTGACAGTAGGGCAGGTATCGGAAATGGCTTTAAACGGGAAAATTGAAGCCGAAAGAAACGCTGGAAGACGGTCAGCAATGGAATTGGTAATAATTCTGAGCACAATTTTGAAGAAAAAGGGGTAAGCATGGAAATTAACTTAAACGGAGTCGTTTACAATACGGAAAATATTGAACAAATTGATTCAAATCCCGTATATGCTGAATTTTCACCAGAACTAATGGCAAAATTGAGGGCTGAAGGTGATTATAAAACAAAGCAAAAGGAAATCGTGGGGCACGAGTATTTTGTCACGATATCAAAACATAAAATTGAAATAAGAGAGTGGCAGTATCAATTAATTCGTAAAATCCTAAAAATCAAAGACTGATTCAAGTCAAAAAAATCACAAAAAACAAAGACAAAAAAACCACTATCAAAGAAAAACCTTGCAAAGACTTTGAAAATATCGTATCTTTTAAGAGTTTATTTATAAATTCAAAGACGGTGGTAACAATGGCAAAGATTGGAATGGTAATCAAAACAAAGAAGATAAGCGACCTGAAACCAGCGCCGTACAATCCGAGAACCAGCACAAAAAAACAGGAAGACAATCTGGCAGAAAGTCTGAAGAAGTTCGGAGTAGTTGAACCGATAATATTTAACGAAACAACGGGCCATATAGTCGGCGGACATTTCAGAGTTCGTGAACTGAAAAAACTGGGGTATAAAGAAGTTGAATGTGTGATTGTGGAACTGTCAGAAACAGACGAAAAAGAATTAAATATCAGGCTGAACGCAAACACTGGCGCATGGGATTTTGACGAACTGGCAAACAATTGGAACGCTGAAGACCTTGAAAAGTGGGGCTTTGAAATGCCAGAATTTGGCAAGGAAGACCAGAACAAAGAAGAAGACACAACATACACAAAGGAAATTAAAGCGCCGACATACGAACCAAAGAACGAAAAACCCCCGTTGAAAGAATTGTTTGACGAAGAAAAAGCAAAAGTGCTGATAAAAGAAATAATGGAAGCCGACATTTCAAAAGAAGACAAGGAATTTTTAATTGTTTCGGCAAAAAGACACACAGTTTTTAACTATTCAAAAATAGCTGATTACTATGCAAACAGTGACGCTAAAGTTCAGGATTTAATGGAAAAATCTGCGCTGGTAATAATCGACTTTGACAAGGCAATCGAAAACGGTTATGTCCAGCTTACAAAAGAAATATCAGACCTTTACGGCAAAGAATACGGTGACGAAGATGAGAAATAAGGATTTTGCAGTCTTTATATTGACACACGGCAGACCTGACAAAGTGATAACGCTAAAAAATCTTGAAAAGTCTGGATATACTGGCAGAGTTTTCATCGTAATTGATAACGAAGACAAAACAGCCGAAAAATACAAAGAAAATTTCGGCGATAAAGTAATAATGTTCGATAAACTGGCAGTGTCAAAAACCTTCGATACAGGCGACAACTTTGAAGACCGCAGGGCGATAGTGTACGCAAGAAATGTATGCTTTCAGTTAGCAAGGGAAAGAAAAATAAAATATTTTATCGAACTTGATGACGATTACACAGCTTTTGATTTTAGAGTGATTGACACAATTTCAAAACCAAAGCCAGCAAGCAATTTAAATGCTGTACTTGATACATTTATAGACTACTTCAAAAAGATTCCAGCAAAGTCAATTGCGATGTCGCAGGGTGGAGATTTTATAGGCGGTATTGATAACGGAACTGGAATATATAGATTCAGTAAAAGAAAATGTATGAATAGTTTTATTTGTTCAACAGACAGACCCTTTCAATTTATTGGCAGAATAAACGAAGATGTGAACACTTATTGCAGAAACGGAAGCACTGGTGATTTGTTCCTGACAATTCCATTCTTTAGTTTTACACAATTACAGACACAGCAGAATTCGGGCGGAATGACGGAGCTGTATCTGGACGGCGGAACCTATTTAAAATCATTTTATTCGGTAATGTACCAGCCGTCGTCAGTAAAAATAAGTGTAATGGGGCAAAGTCACAGAAGAATTCACCATAAAATTTGCTGGAACAATACTGTTCCTTGTATAATCGATGAAAAGTTCAAGAAGATTGTTAAAGATACTAAAAACGCTAATATGCCGAAATCATTGAAGAAAAGTAAAAAAGGCGAATAAAATAAAACAAAGGAGAAACAAAGAATGGCAAAATTAGTCAAAAATCCTAAAGGCGGTGGGAAGATAAACAGATTTGAAAAAGGTGAGTCTGGAAATCCCAATGGAAGACCGAGGTCATTAATTAACCAGTTGAAAAAGCAGGGAAAACTGTCAGAAAGTCAGGCAAAGGAATTTATACAGCTTGCAATGGGCGCAAGTCTGTCGCAACTGAAAACGATATTTGAAGAATCCGATATGATGATCTACATGAGAATTATTGCAGGCGACCTTGCTGAATGCCTTAGAACAAAGAACTTCATACGGTTAAAGGCAATGATTGAAACAGTTTATGAAAAGCCGAAACAGGAAATTCAGCACAGCACACCGACAAATATAAAAATCCTTATCGAAGGCGCTGAAAGCAATGGTGATGATGAAGATGAAAAATAAAGTTATCCGCCCATGTGAACGAACCGCATTAAGTTTAATAAATTTAGGTACTTGAAAAAAATGAAAAAAACGCAAATTATACTGTTTTTCGGCTTGGTTTTTGGTGCAATGATGTATGTAATAGCGATAAGTGCGAGAATGGCGATGCGAACTCCAGACGAAGAAAAAGGCGTGATACTGATATTTGCGGGAATCTTGGTGCTTGTTGTGCTTATGGTTGCCGTTGTGAATTATTTTAATAATGTTTTAGACAAGTAGGGGGTAAACATGAATGTAAACAACGGAAGACTTCAGGAATTAACTGAAGAAGATTTAAAAAAAGTCAGAAACGGAAAGTTAAAAGAACTGGTTGAAGTTAAAAAATCAGACATGACAAAAAAGCAATTTAAGGAAATGAAAGTCAGCAAGCACGACAACAAAAGCGTTTTAGGAAAGTCGTGGACTGAAATCAGAAAGTCAAAAGCACTGCAGAAAAAAGCAGTCAAAAAAGCATTAAAAAGCAAGTATAATTAAGTAGGGGGCAAACAAAATGAAAAAATTTGTAGATGTATTAATAACATCACTGGCGGTTGTTTTTTTAATCCTTGCTGTGTGTACTTCTTTGCTGTCGTTCGTCAATCAGTATGAAATGTACCAAATTATGAATGAACATGATGAAGAACCAGAGATTTTCAACAAAACTTGGGAATGCAGGGAACAGAAAGACGGCGATATGATTTGCTTTAAAATTAAGGGGTAAGCAATGCAACTATTTAAACGGAAGACCAAGGTAAATAGTCCAGAACCACGGGAATATGAGCGGAAATCAATTCTGGGCGCACCTGACGGCTGTTATCGGATATTCTGGAAAGACGGAAGCCAAAGAAAATACTGTTGCAAAAACGGTGCGATATTATCATTTTTCGGTACAATTTATTATATCGATCTGACCAAAAGAGAACACTGCTTGGAAATAAGCAAAATAGTTTTAATTCAGGAAGGTGTGTAATGCCTGTATATGATTATAAATGCAAGCAATGCGGAAACACTTTTGAAAAGAATGTTCCAATGGCAGAATATAAATGTCCACAGGAATGTCCAGAATGTGGCTGTAATGCCGAAAAACAGGTATCATGTGCAATGTTAAGGGATGTGGGGTGAGATATGACAATGAAAGTAAATTGCCCAGTTTGCGGTTCACTTGTGGAAGTTGAAGAAAAGCGAACTGGCGGATGTATAAACTGTGTAGGGGGTGACAAATGCAAGCAAAGCATAAAGCACATATTTAATCACTATGTAAAATCGGAGGAATAAACCATGATAGATCACCATGCAACCCCAATGAGCAGGTTAGATGAATTTAAACTTATCCAAGATAAGGTATTTATTGACAATGAAGAGATGTATAATGTATTGCTTGCCATAGCTGAAAACGGAGTAAAAGCGATAATAAGAAACAAAGATAAGTTTATCGGAGAACCGACACAAACAAACATAATTAAAGGAGATTAAAATGCAAGAAGTAATAGTAAATGTTTTTGCGGGTATCGGTATCGTGGCAATAATTATGCTGATAATGTTTATTGTCATACAGACTATTGAGTTCATTGAAGACACAAAAAATGAAAAGCATAGGACAAAAATTGGAATCAAAATAATTGAAGATGAACTTAAGGCCATAAGAAAGGTTTTGATGGGTTATGTATCAGAAAGTCATTTTGAAGAAAAAATTGATATTCTGACAAAATGTAATAATCAAAACAGAGATAGTCAAAAAAACTTTGAAGAAAGGTTCGAAAGAATATATCAAAGAAAAAGTGACCAGTGGGAAGCAGTGAAAAAGCTTTCTGAAAATATTGGAAAATGCAAAATTGACATAGAATCGTTGACGGATTATTCAATAAAAGCAGACAAGAAAATCGCTGAACTTGAAACCAAAATCGACAATTTTTTAAGCGTTCCAGATATGGACAAAAAGGAAAAACAATAAAAACTGTACGGACGGTGTAACATGGAAGCAACATTATTTCTGGGCTTGCTGGCGTTACTAGCAGTGGTTCTGACAGCTGTATTTAAAAAGACCGATGAAGAACGGGAATTTAAGTATCTGAACCGCAAGTTTAGACGGGAAAGAATTAAAGACACAAAACCAGATTATAAGAGATACCAGAAATTAGTTGACAATCACAATGTCTTGCTGAAGAAAATAGCAGACACAAAAAAGAGAATTGCAGAACTTCAGAATGAGAAAAACAATGCAGAAACTTGATAAGATCGTCAAACGAATAACGGATAAAATGGAAGCACTGCCGAAAAATTATGCACAAATGACATGTTCGGGGTCTGGAGTACATATCACTTTTATTGTCAGAATGTTGGGTGAAAATATAGTTGTCGGTATGAATATCCTGATAAAACCAGTCTTTGTAAATTTAAGATATGAATGTGAACCGTTGAAATTTATCACAAATATTGAAGATGTAAAAAAGGAACTCAAGGCAGTAATTGAACAGGCAATTGAAAAGCTGAAAGCGCATAAGACCGAACAAATGGCCGGAAGATTTTATAAGAAAAAAGAAAGCAAAAAAGGGGCGTAAAATGAAAAAGAAAATATGTGTATATCTAAATGAATGAATTCCAGCAGGAAGAAGAAATAATCAAAATGCAATTCCCGCAAAAGCTGATTCCGATATTATTTAAATCTCTAAAAAAGCATAAAGTAATAAAAGGCGGTCGATCTTCAGCAAAATCGGAAAGTGTGGGGAGAAAAGTAATTTTGAAAGCGCTGGAAGTCAAAGGGAATATACTTTGCACACGCTCGGTTCAGAATTCTATAGCTGACAGTGTTTATGATCTCCTGAAAAGGATTATAAGCGACCACGGACTTGACAGCCATTTCAGCATACTGAAAAATGAAATCATAATAGTTTCGACTGGCAAAAAAATCATGTTTAAGGGGTGCAATGCCTTGACAGACCCGAAAAAACAAGGCGCTAAAGGTTTAAATGACATATCGTTCGTATGGTGGGAAGAAGCAAGCACGGCAACTGAAAATGAACTTGATGTCTTAATTCCGTCGATAAGAGGCGTGAAGACAAAGGATGGTGAAGAACTTCCACCAGAATTTATATTCACCTATAATTCGCAAGACTGCCCGTGTGCCGTGAGCGAACAGATTGAACCGCATGAAGATTCTGATGTTGTGACTATTCATTATTACGACAACCCATTTCTACCTGAAACGATAAGAAAAGAAATCAGACAACTTAAGAAGGTTGCGCCTGAAAAGTATAAGGAAATATATCTCGGTCAACCGTCGATAAACACTTCCAAAAAAGTCATACTTCAGGCGTGGATTGAATCTGCAATCAGACTATTTAAGAAAGAAAATGACGGTGACACAGTTTACAGTCTTGACCCCAGTGATGAAGGCGATGATGTTAATGCGCTTGCATGTAGAAAAGGTCTTGCGCTGATTGAACTCTACGAATGGGATGACGGTGACACTGGAAAATCTACTCGAAAAATGGTAGAAATAATAAAAGGTAAATCCTGCCATGTAATATTTGACAGCGTGGGTGTCGGTGCCGGAGTGAAGGCGGAACTGAACAGACTGAAAGCCGAAAAGCTTATTAACCACATTAAATCAATTACAGCACACAGCAACGGTGAGAAAGTCGATAAACCACTTTCGGATTATGTTATCAGAGGCGCAAAAACAGGAAAGAAAAACAAAGACCAGTTTTCAAATTTCGGCGCACAGCACTGGTTTAGGGTTAGGGAACTGCTGGAAAATGCTTATCTGAAAGAGCAGGGGCGCTGGGAAGGTGAATATATAACCATTGACCCGAACCTGAAGGGATTAAAAAAACTGATCGTGGAACTGAAACAGATAGAATTTGAATACGACAGCAGTTTGAAGATACGAATAATAAAAACACCGAAAGGAACACGAAGCCCGAACAGCGCCGATGCCTTTATGATGTCATTTAGAAAACCCAGAGTTTTAGCGGGAATTATATCATAAAATTAAAAACTATTTTACAACTACCTAAAATCATTAAGAAATAATTTCACTATTTATTTGACATATTATATCTTATACGGTATAATATATATGTAAAGTTGAGAAATCAACAAGGTTTTTAAAACAAGAGATCGGAGGTCGTTATGAAAAAATGTGAAATTTGCGGAAAAGAAGTTAATGGGATTAACATTGTTCAGATTGAAGAACACGAAACGGTTCAGATCTGTGATGGTTGCTATTCGCCTGATCTAGGCGAGATTGTAAACAAAATTGAAGAATAAGGAGATTAAAATGAAAACTTATAAAGTTTGGGCGAGAGAAATCGGATCAAGTTTCAGTTATTGCACTTATGAATTTAAGGCGAAAAACATGAGAGAGGCAAAGGAAAAATGCAAGCAGTGGGACTGTAACAGTAAACCATATTTAGTAAAATAGGGGGATAAAATGAAAAAATATATAATCAGGGGATTTTGGGGAAGAGGATTAAGGGGGTCGGATACCTTCTTTGTTGTGGAAGCTAAAAACAGTAAGGATGCGGTCAAAAAGCTGTATTCTGACCCCAAATATCAGAACGAAGCTTCGTTCGATCTTTCAGATTTTAATCTGGAAGAGATAGAGGAAAAGACTAAGAGTCTTTATGGTAAAATTGTTTATTTTAATCCAGTACTGCCTTAAAAACTTAGTCAAAAACAAGAGGCAACAAAATGAAAAACACAAAACAAGTATCAAAACTCTTGGGAATAAAAGAATCCCAAACACGCAAACATGCCCACAATCTGAAGATCAAAAAAGTGGGCAGGGACTATGTCTTTATGCCGGAAGATATAGAAAAAGTAAGATCAAGGATCGGTAAAGTCGGAAGACCATCAAAGTCTAAATAAATCTAAAAATTTCAAAGCCGAAAAGTCTTAAATTATCCTGTAAAATATCAGTCGAAAAAAAAGTTCTTGACAATCGAATTAAAATAACCGAACATAATCAAGGGCAGGAGTCAATTTCATGAAGCTATTCGGATTGAATTTCGGAAAGAAGAATCTCAAGGAAGACATAGACTTGACCAAACGGGTCTATGGAATCAATAATGGCGTCATATTGTTCAGCGATACATTGGAACATGTATTGTCACCCGAAAAAGCGTATCTGCTATTTGAAAAAGTGGCAGTTATTTTCGATGCCGTCGATAAAATTGCTTCGAGGGTTGCTAGTCTGACATTGATTTTAAAAGACAGCAAATTAAATGTAATTCGTGAAGGCGCTATTCTGGAACTTTTAGCAAGTCCAGACAAATTAAAAGCAAAATCAGCATTCTGGAAAGACATGGCAATCAGTGATTTGCTAACAAATGAACTTTGGCTTGTGGCGCGGGGTAATGTAAACAGACCGCCACTTGCCTTGGATTTTATACCGCCTTATGAAGTATTTGAACAGGCGAAATCAAGCCAGGAAGCAATGCCGTCGATAATCAGAACGCAAAGCCCGAAAGATCAGCGCATGTATTATAAGGAAGTAATTGACGGAATAGACAGATATTTCAGTAAAGACGGTATGAATGAACTTATCCCGATTATCGGAATGACATACAAGGGAAGCTGGCGGGGATTGTCAAGACTTTCACCGCTTATTGAAGAAATAAGCCACATAAAGTCTGGAAATGCACACAACAGGGGATTGCTTGAAAATGGAATGACAAGTTCGAGTGTCTTCAGTCCAGACGGTGGCGATATAGATGTTACCGAAGGTGAAGAACTTTCAGACATGTTGAAAAGACACCACCAAGGCGCTGGAAATGCTGGCAAACCGTTGATTCTTCCACAGTCATTCAAGTTAATAGACAAATCCACAACAAATAAAGACATGGATTATATGATGCTTATTGATGTCGATGAAAGCAGAGTTTATCGACTTTTCAACATACCGTTGCCACTGGTAAAATCCAGCACAATGACACAAAGCAATTATGAAACCGCTATCCCGTTTTTATATAGTGATGCGGTATTGCCGTGTTTCAATGGTATCGCTGAAGAAATTACAATGAAACTGCTCGGAAGATTCAAAAGCAAAGATGAGCTAAGTTTTGACGAATTCGATATACCAGCATTGAACGCTTTTCAGGTAAGTCTGATGAACAACCTGTCAAAAACAAACGCTGTTACCACAAATGAGATAAGACGAAGGGGTGGGTATGAATCAAAACCGAACGCCGATGATATAATGATTTCGGCTGGACTGGTTAAACTTAATGACAACGGATATCAAGCATGAGAACACCGCAGGAAGTATTTGACCTTAAAATCAAAATGGAAAAAATACTGGAAAAGAATGTCGGTAAATGGTTTTATTCCGTTATCGAAGAAACCGCAAAGCAGGTCAGACGGGCTGGTGCTTATGCTGTCTATATACCAATTGAATTAAAACCAGAACTTCAGAGAGTAATTAAAAATCATTATCTGGCAGTGACACGGGCGAACCTTCCACAGGGAATGTCAACTAAGTCAGAATCAGAACTTTCAAAATATATCAGAAAAGTGGTCGCTGAAATTGAAGACGATGTCGAAATTCAGACTGATAAAAAGATCGAAAAGCAAGTCGATATAATTTTCACCAGCGCAAACAGACGAATAAAAAGAATCGCTATTCTGGCACTTATGGTGCTGGCAAAAGAAACTGATAATCTTTCAAATGAAACCTTAGAAAAGATATTCAAGAATATTGCAAAAGATCGCGTGGCTGGTCAGGCAAGAGGAATAGCAACCGTCGAAACTGGATGGGTTGCCGAACTCACCAGACAGACGGCGGTAAAAAAAGTAACCGAAAACATGGTCGTGACTGCTGAAGAATATATAAAAGAATCTGAATTGACAAAACCTGAATTGTTAAAACAGAAAATGGAAACGCTGGCGGGATTCAGCGAAAGGGAATCGGGAAAGACTTTTGTCCAGAAAGTTGAAACCTATGTTGCACGGGGTTCGACAATACTTGCAAGCGGTGCCGTGACTGCGTTTGCGGTAATAAAAAAGCAGTGGATTACAATGGGTGATGAACTTGTGAGATTGACACACAAAGCCGTAAATTTAGTGATATTGCCAATTGACGAATATTTTATTGTCGGCGCCTATGAAATGAAACACCCGCTGGACACTTCACGGGGTGCAGGAGCGGAAGAAATAGCAGAATGCAGATGTTTATGTATGTATTTATAAGAGGTTTGAGATGAATGACAATTTAATTGTAGTCGAAATGATTGAAATGAAGTTCCTTGAAACTGAAGACAAGGCGACAAATCAGAAATATTTTGAATTTGAAGGTTACCTTTCCACTTTTGGAAATGTTGACTTAGTTGATGATGTCTGTGTTCAGGGATGTTTCACCGATTCATTAAAAGAAATAACGCCGAAACTTCTTTTCCAGCACAATTGGAATGAACCCGTGGGTGTCTTTACAGAACTAAGGGAAGACGAAAAGGGACTGTTTGTAAAAGGCAAGATGCCAATGGATGACGATACCGTAAGGGGCAAAATTGCACCACAAATGAAAATAGGAAGCATAAATGCAATGTCAATCGGCTATTCGACACAGGTTGCAGAATATGACCACGAAAGCGGAATCAGATACCTGAAAAAAGTCAAGCTGTGGGAAGGCTCAATAGTTACACTGCCCGCTAATCCTGAAGCAAAAATTGAATATATTAAATCCTTACGGAAAGAATATATTGAATCAAAGGGCGGAATCCAGATACCAGACTTTGAAATTGCAGATATAAGCGAAAAATGGGATGCGGAAAAAGCGTCACAGGCAATTAAAGGGTTTGACGGTCTTCCGGACCTTCCAGTTTTCGATGTCAAAGACGGGAAAGTGGTTGTTAATCCCCGTGCAATGTTTGCATTGAAAGCACAAATTGTCGGAGCAAAGGGCGGGTATAAAGGAAATCAGGAACTGGCAAAAGCATTTTTAAATGAATATTATGTGAAATTGAACCTGAATCTTGAATCACCTTTTGTCAAAAATCGTGAAGTAAGTTTTTGTGAACTGGAAATGAAAAATATTCCGCTCGCAGAAATGACTTATATATTGAGAAATGCGAAGTTATCCAAAAGCTGTTCTGATTACATAGCAAGAAAGACACTTTCACTTGAAAATTCCGATGTATCGGAAGAAGGGCGGAAACTGTTGAAAGAAATGAATGAACGGCTTGAAAATGAAATAAAAAACGGTAAATTAATTTAAAAAACGGAGAATGAAAATGCCTGACGAACTCAAAACATTAAACGAAAACCTGATTAAACATCAGGAGATGATGAAGAAGAATCTTGTTGACCTTCAGACCGAAATTAACGGCAAGTTCGAAGCGCTTTCCAGCGAAGAAAAATCGAAACATGAAGCAATTGTCGCTGACATGACCAAGAACATGGACAAAATTCAGGAAATCGCAACCAGACTTGAAAGTGAAGAAAAAGCAAGAAAAGACATTGAAATTGCAGTTGCAAGAACACCTGAAATTGTCGACGGAAAAAGAGTCATAATCGACACACCCGAAATGAAAAAGCTTTTCAGAAAAGCGGTTGTCACTGAAGCAATGACATCTCAGTCAATGGAAGACAAAGAAGCGACCATGATTGAGCTTGCAAAGCACTACATGCCACACCTTTCGGCTGATGATATTGTGGCTCATGTTAAAGCAATGTATGTCGGAAGTGACCCTGACGGCGGTTATCTCTGCCCTGCTGAATTGAGTGCAAAAATAATTGAAAGAATGTTTGAATCCAGCGATGTCAGAGCTATTGCAAGCGTTATGTCAACAATGAAAGAAAGCATAAAATTCCCGATAGATGACGGCGAACTTGATGCAGGCTGGGTAGAAGAACTCAGCACAAGAACCGAAACCAGCACACCTGAAATCGGAGTTCTGGAAATACCGACACACGAAATCTATGCTTATCCGTCTTTGACTTCAAAAGTCGTTCAGGATGCTTCAATGAACCTTGAAGCGTGGATTGCCCGTAAGGTTGGTGATAAGTTCGCAAGAGTTTCAAACAATGCTTTTGTCAATGGAACAGGCGCTGGACAGCCGAAAGGTTTTCTTGCTTATGATGCATGGGCTGATAAGGACACCTATGAAAGAAATAAACTTGCGACTATTTCCACGACTGGCGCAACAATTGCAAGTGACGATCTTCTTGACCTTCAGGCTTTGCTTCCTGAATTCTTTATGAAGAACGCAAGCTTTGCAATGAATAGAAGAATTTTCTTTGATATCGCAAAACTTAAAGGAACAGACGGTCATTATCTTCTTGACCCGAAACTGCTTTTTGACGGAACAAAAAGACCGCAGTTCCTTGGTAGTCAGGTTGCCTTTATGCAGGATATGATAAAGACCCAGACCAGTGGCGGAAAAGCGATTGTTTATGGTGATTTCCGTGAGGGTTATCAGATAGTTGATAGACTCGGAATTAACCTTATTCGTGATAATCTCACAAAGAAGGGTTGGCTTAGACTTTACTTTACAATGAGACTCGGTGGCGCCGTTATGAATAGCGATGCACTTAAAGTCCTTAAAATAAAGTAATGACGGGAAGAATTTTTGATAATTGGGCGGGTATGCTTAGTCATACCGCCCGCATATAAGGGGGATATTATGCCTAAAAGAGATTTGGTAAACAACATTAAAAATGAAGCCAGAATGAATATTGTCACTACACTTGCTGGAACTGGCAAAGCTTATTCTGATTCATTCGACACAAAGGACATGAAATCAATTGCATTCTGTGGCGCTTGCATAAAGTCAACAGACCAGAGCGACTACACACCGACTGATTATGATGATGTTGAAGTAACCGTTCAGGACAGCGATGACGATATTGTTTTTGCTGATGTTGACCCTGCTGAAAAACAGCTCGGTGATACCGCAATTACAGCACAGCTTTTTAAAGTCGGCGCTGTTGCGACAAAGCGTTATGTGAGACTTTGCATTACTTGTAATGCACTTGAAACACTGACAGAGGGACAGCTTATAATTGGCGGTCAGGTTATCAGTGAAGGCTATGTGAATCCGCAAGCATAAAGGGGACGGGGGTTTCTTAGGAAGACCCCATATTTTAAGGGGGCAATGATGCTGAAAGTTAGGATGAAACAAAATTTTGAATGTATTTTGAATGAAACAGAATATAACAGTCTGAAAAAAGACGAGATCAAAAAAGTAAATGAAAAAGATTTTAAGTGGCTTGTTTATGAAAAACAGGTTGCTGAAATCGTTAAAGAAGAACCGCCGAAAGAAACACAGGCAGAACTTGAAAAGCAGAAAGCTGAAGAATTAAAAAAGAAAGCTGATGCAGATTATGAACTTGAAGTTGCAAAAAAAGAATTTGAAGAAAAGCTTGCCAGAGAAAAAGCAGAATTGGAAAAGGAAAAAGCGGAACTCAAAAAAAAGAAAGAAGCCGAAAAACCTGCTAAAGAAAAGAAACCCAAAAAGAAAAGGGGAAAATAATGTCGATACAGATGCGTCCAAAACGCTGGGAATTATCAGCAAAGATTGCAACAGACACACTGGTTGTAACAGTTGCGGAAATAAAAAGTTCAGCACGAATGGATGCAAGCGACACCCTACTTGATACCGTAATTGAAGGATATATAAAAGCGATTCAGAACAAAATTGAACGCTGGGCGGGTCTGACACTGTTGAAGTCAAGGTTTATCGGTTATTATGATGCGTTTCCCGTTGTCATGATAATTAATAAACACCGAGAAATATCGATTGAAAAAATTGAGTATCTGGATAGCGATGGAATTTTGACAACAGTTGACCCGCTTATATATCAGCTTCAGAAATTTGATAATTATGCCAAAATATTTGAAACAGAAACACGAAGTTATCCGTTGCCCAAATGCTGGACGGTTGACAGCGTAAGGGTCACAGCGGTTGCGGGCTGGGAAAATAAAGCCAGCGTTCCAGACGATATAAAATCAGCAATATCAATGTCAGTAATTAAGATGCTACAGGGTGATTGTGGCGATAATCTGGCTTTGACAAAAGGTGCTATTGAACTTTTAAGGCAATACCGAAATGACTATGGATGGCTTGAATGACCTGTAATTTAAGAAGAGTATTGAAGCAGGGTCTTTGCCCGAACGATTTAAATGTTGAAATTGAACTCGTTAAAAGAGCATTGAAACCAGCGGAAATCGGTCAGACATCGGGAATCCTGACTTTTGAATCAATCGGTAAATTTATGACAGGCGTTGAAACTATAAATCCGCTGTCAAGACAATTTCTGGTCGGAATTAAAAAAGAAGTATCACACTTGTTTTATTTTCAATTTAGTTCGAGGTTAAACAAGCTTGAAGTCGGTGAAACATACCTGAAAATGAGGGGTGATTATTACAGATTTCATGGCGCCTTGAATGTGAATGAGAATAACAGAATTTTGATAATGTATTTTGAATTCAGAGGCGATATAAATGCGCCGGAAGGTCAGGTATGACAGATGTTGTAATGACAGTCAGCTCAAAAGAATTTGATATGACTTTTGCTGAAGGTAGAACCAATTTTCGCAAAGGTTGCATGAAGGGCTTGCAACTATCTGGAAGACTTGTCAGGGATAGAATCAGAAAACTGATAAAAGACCCGCCAAAAACTGGAAGAAAATACCCGTCATTGCCGAACAGGTCTTCAAAACTCGGTGAAGCGCCAGCGTATCAATCGGGAAAATTATATAAAGGTGTCAGGTATGCAGTTTCAAGCTGGTCAAAAATGGAAGTGGGCGACACCGTATATTATGGCGCATTTCTGGAGTTATATCATAAGCGCCCGCATGTATCAACGGCGGTGTCTGAAACTTTTAAGACTGTTGAGCTGATGATATCGATGTCAATTAATGAAAAGCTGGGGTTGAGATGAACATAAAAGATGCGATCGGAATTCTGACATTGAATTTGCCAAATTTTACCGACGAATTTACGGGCTTTCTGACAGCGACAATTTCAAAGTCTTATGTTCTTAGTAGTAGAAAGATAAAAATTGAAACAGCGACGGCACACGGACTTGCAAACGGCAAAAAGCTGATAGTTAAAGGCGTGAAATTAAAAAATGATATCGAGTCAATAGAATTATCGGATGAATTTGCGGTCATTAAACTAAAAGCGCAACATGATTTTGTTATGCAAGACGATCTGACTTTTGAAATGGATGGAAATAGTGATCAAGACTGGAACGGCACTTTCGATGTATATAATGTTCCCGATAAAATGACACTTGAGATCGTGGCGCCGTCTGAAACACTGCCTGTAACTTTTGGCAATATCTGGGAAGAACGGGATTATGGCGGAATGGGTATTGTCACTGTTTCGGGAGTAACAGAAAAGACTTTTGAATATGAAATAAATGAAAATGACCCTGATTTACCCGTAACAGATACGGAATCAATAACGGGAATAAAAATAATAACTGGTGTGAGAATAACAGGCGCACCAGACCCTGAAAGAGCAATGGAAATATTTACAAAATCAGGTGAAGAACCGAAAACATGGGGTTTTGTGATGTTTCCTGAAGAAGGTGTTTCCAAGGATGCAACAACGGCGTCTGAAGCAGTAGGTCAGTTTTCAGGTAGTGATGAATGCCGTCAATCCGTTATGGTAAATTTTGATGTCTGTGTAATACAGCCCAGCAGTTCACTTGGTGCGATTGAAGAAATATCAAAAGCATGTGGTGAAATAAGGAATGCCTTGATAAAATCAATTACAGGCGTTAAAAGTCTTGAAACTGAAGCAGATGTGGTTTTTAAGACTGTGTATAATGGCTCGGTAATGAATACCTACAATACGGCAACTTATATCAGGGTTTACAGTTTCCAGACAGTTTTTGATATTACGATAAGACAGACGGCTGACAATTATCCTCTGACAGTTGCTTTAAGAAGAGCGGTTTTTGAGATGCAGACTGGTGATGAAGACAGTTTGAAAGTAATTGCAGATGCAAAATTTAGCGAGGAATAGCGTTTTTGAAACTTATAGAAAAGGGGAAGAAAATGAACACAAAAAAATGGTTTGAACTTAAAATCAAAATTGGAAGATTCGGGAAAGGGGCAAAGATTTGTCTTGAAGTCAATAATGACGGTGAACCGTCAGATGCTTTCTGGAAAAGTCGCTATACCGACAAAGACATTTTTGCTGTAGTCGAACCAGTTAAAAGAGAAACGATGAAACAGAAAATTGATAAAATTGAAACCAAGAAAAGGAGCAAAAAATGAGTAATCCAAAAGTAAATTTAGCACTTGGCAGTTCGCCAGGGGTCGGTATTAACGGAAGACATGACCACATAATCGGCACGCTTCCTGTTGCTAACCCTTATGCTGGAAGCACTGTAGAAAAAGTACAGCTTAAAACTGTTGCTGAACTTGATGCAATTTTCGGCACAAATTCAGACCTTAGAAACAGGGTCGAAAAGTACCTTAATGCAAATGACAGAAAAAGCCGTGTCGATGTCCAGTGTCTTGAAGAAGACGATGACTACGGTGTAGAAGCAGAGGGAAAAATAACATTCAGCGGAACATCTGCAACTGAAGCTGGAAGTTACGATATTGAAGTCGTAGATGCTGAACAGTTCAGTGCGACAATAGATGTTTCAATCGGTGATACACCAACGGTTATTGCAACAGCAGTTAAAAACGCTTTTACTTCCACAATATTTCCGAAACTTCCAGTAGTTGCAACTTCGAATATCGGTGATGCAATTTTTACCGCAGTTGACAAAGGAACAACTGGAAATTTTTACGGAATCAAAATTAAGGGAAGTATTGCAGGAATCACTGTTGCGCTTACTGCGTTCACTGGTGGGCTCTTTGACCCCGCTTATGTTGCTGGACAAGTTCCTGCTTACAAGGTAAGTATTGCAGTTCCGCAGTTTCTTAAAACTTCAGTCGATGCAATTACTGGTGTGCTTGACGCACGGTTTAATCCGTCAAATACATTGCTTGACGGCGTGGCTTATCTTGGTCTTGATGATACCTTTGGGAATCTGACAACACTTATTGATGCCAAAAATTCCAAGTCGCTTGTGGTCATGGGAAATAAACTTGTACCGTCACCTTATCCGATAGTAAATCAGGCACAGGTTGGCGCTTCAATCCTTACGCCCGCTGACTGGCGTGTTTGTGAGTTCATGGCGATAAGATCAAAAAGACTTGAGACAGACGCACCGATAAGCGATTTTGTTTTTGCAACAAATAAAGACCAGTTCGGCGGAATGGCACTTGCAAGTCTTCCTTATCACAATACACCGCTTGCTAATACAGCGGTTACACCAGCAAGTTTGCTTTTTACTGAAGCGGAAAAAGCGCTTCTTGAAACTTCAGGGTTCACGGTTATCGATGTGAACACCGCAGAAAATGCAATGCTTATGGGTTCAGCGGTTACGACATACAAAACGAACGCTTTGGGAATTGCAGACAAAACATTCAAATATTTGAATTTTGTCGATACTGGTTCGGTTTGCAGAGAATACCTTCTCAATAACATGAAAAATGATTTCGCACAGTCCAGACTTACCGAGGGTGACACCGTTCCTGACAGAAATATTCATAATGCTTCTTCGATCAAGTCAAAGTGCATGGAATATTGCGCCGACCTTGCAGAGGAAACACTTGTTCAGGGTGGCGGAAAAGTTATGTCGGCGATAAGTGATGCAATGACTGTTACACTTGACCTTGCGAACAGAACGGTGACAATAGTTGCGGAAAAATTCCCGATAGTTACAGAGATTGGAACGGTAAACATGGCGATAACCATGACATTTTCGGCACTTTAATATTTTTTAAGAACGGGGGAATCCTAAAATGGGAAAGAAACAGCTTTCAGTTCCTAAAATCATAATCAATAATGAAGAACAGGGGATTGTGCCTAATTCATTGACTTATGATGGCGGAGAAGTAGAAATCACGGTTTCAGCGGTATCGCTGGGCGGGCAGAAGACAGAATCAATTCATGCTGAAAATGCTGAAGGTGCTGTCGGAATCGTAAAATTTGATATGCCGACCACAACGGATATTGACGAAAAAATTCAGGAATGGAAATCAAACATTGCTGGAAATGTCATTTCGCTTGTAGAAAAAGTCGGTGTTCAGACAAAGACAATTACTTTCAAGTATATGTCACTTGTAAACAAAGTTGAAAGGGGTGTCGGAAGTGCGGGCAAAGTCAGTCTTGAATTTCAGGGCGATCAGGCTTCCGTAATTTAATAATTTTTTTAAGAAGGTGGTGTGAAGATGTTAAGTTTAATTGATGGAAAAATCAGCTTTGAACTTGAAAAGCCGATAGTTTATGCGAACAAAGGCGGGACTGAAGAAGCAAAAGTTTTCATATTGAGTGAACCAGTTGAAAGCGCTTCACTTGATTGTGCTGAACTTGCACAGACCGTCAGGAGAATGCAGGCGCAAGCATTCAAGGTGTTTTTTGGTGACCCTACTGGAAAAACTGGTGAAGAAAAAGAGGGCGAAGTCATTATTCCTTTTCATGAAAGATCAAACCCTAAAATGTCTGAAGTGTTAAAAGATGCAAACGGAATTACTGAAATGCTGATGATGAGCGAAACAAAACACGCAACATTTATTGCAGTCGGTAGAAAAGTCTTGACTTCAAGATACAGTTCAAAACAAGGAACAAGACTTTGCGTTGTTGATGATGCCGACAATACACCTGTTACTGGTGCGATGTTCGATGATTTGAGTTTCAGCGACAAAATGCTTTTAATTTCGGTGTATATCTCTTTTTTCGGTATAAGCTTGATTGGTCAAAGGCGGACTATTTCGAGCAGGGACTAAATATTGTTGATGCGCTGGGGGCTGGCACGGTATTTGATTATTGTGACCAGCCTTTCGGCAAATTATGCCTACTTGGTGAAGTGATACAGGACAAGCGAAGAAGAAACAAGGGGGTCGGATGAACTTTTCAGTCAGTTACATGTACCAGTTGCGTGACCAGATGACCCCCGTAATGGAAAGAATAAGAAAAACAGCAAATAAAATGTCGAAAGATTCAGTAAAATCCGCACAGAAAATGTCAATAAATTTTAAAGAAGTCGGAAAAACTGCAAAGGAAATGGGAAAAGAACTTGCGCTTGTAGGTGGTGCAATTACGGCGCCACTTGCATTAATGACAAGGGAAGCCATGCAGTTTGAAAAGGGTGTTGCTGAACTTGCAACCCTGATGCCGACAAAAACTCTGGGCGGTGTTAAAGAAGAATTTAACGGGATGTTGTTAGATATATCAAAAACATTCGGAAAAGGGTCTGAAGATGTTGTTAAATCAGCGTATCAGGCAATTTCAGCGGGTGTGCCAGCAAGTAAAGAAGCACTCGGTGACTTCATGGCGGTGGCTTCACAGGCAAGCGTTGCGGGCGTAACATCGCTTGAAACAGCAGTTGACGGGATTACAAGCGTGATGAATGCTTTTAAGACTGAAGGGCAGTCTGCAACCGCGGTGAGTGATAAAATGTTCACTGCTGTCAGACTTGGAAAAACAACCTTTTCAGAACTTTCACAGGCAATGTTTCAAGTCGCTCCCACTGCTTCAGGTCTGGGAATAAAATTCGGTGAAGTAACAAGTGCGATTGCCAGCGTTACAGCAAAAGGCGTGCCGACAAAAATAGTTACAACACAAATGCGGGCAATGCTTGTCGAATTATCAAAATCTTCAACAAAAGTATCACAGGTTTTTAAGAGAATATCGGGAAAAAGCTTTCCTGAATTTATAAAGGGTGGCGGTTCAATGGAACAGGCACTTAATATGATAAGAGAAAAAGCAGACAAAGCTGGTGTTCAGCTTGCCGATATCTTTTCTTCAGTTGAAGCTGGTGCAATTGCAATGAATTTAACTGGTGAAAATGCCAGTGATTATGCCAGTGCATTAAGAGAAACCGAAAAAGCGTCAGGCGCTTCAAAAACAGCGTTCGACAAAATGGCTGATTCAGCTTCTTTCGATTATGACAAATCAATTTCTGGACTGAAAGCAACGTCAATTACGATCGGTGAACAGTTGCTTCCTATGGTGTCTGGTGTCACAAGAAAACTTGCTGGATTTATGGGGATGATATCAAATTTTATAAAAGAAAATCCAAATTTATCACATGCAATAATTGTCACAACTGCGGTACTCGGTGTTTTATTGACAGGTTTAGGAACTTTTGGGTTTATAGCTGGAAGCATAGTCAGTGGGTTCACGGCACTTTCAGCGGGGTTTGTTGCTCTTGCTGGCGCACTTGGGTTTTCTACGGTTTCGTTTAGTGCTTTTACGGCTTCAGTCTGGGCTTCAACAGTTGCAATACTTGCAAACCCCATTACATGGATAGTTGTCGGCGTTGTGGCGCTCGGTGTTGCGATTTATAAGCTTATTAAAAACTGGGATGCGGTCAAAGAAGCGGTAACAAATGCCTTTATTTCCGCATATAATTCAGTTGCTGAATTTTACAATAAATATCGTGGTATTATTGCCGTTTTAGCACTTCCGCTGTTACCGTTTATTCTTGCTGTCAAGGGGGTTATCTGGCTTTGGAAACAAGTCTATAAAGGGATAAAGTGGGTTATCGATAAAATATCACCATGGCTTTCAAAATTTGGCGATGATTTCGGCGTTGTTTTTGGTGAAATGAAAGCTTTTTGGAATGAATATTTCGGAACTTTCGGCGATGATGTCATGATTGCTTTTCAGCCCGTATTGGATGCGCTGGGCTGGATTGAAGAAAAAGCAAGAACACTTTTTAAAATGCTGGGTATAGACCTTCCAGAAATGGAATTAATGGTCAAAGAAAAGATTGAACCAGTATTACAGTCAGCAGATTATTTTAACGGTGCACAGGATTTTAACCAGATATCAATGACACCTGTACTCGGTGATGCGAATGCTGAAAAATCGATTATGCAAAATGAAATACCAGTGAAACAGGCAACAACTGTCAATGTAAAATCTGATGTTGGCGGAACGCTAAAAATTGAGATAGATAACAAAGGAAATGCAAAAGTTAAAGAATCAAAACCAAACGGAAATCTTGGTTATCAGGTAGGGGGCGTATAATGGCAAGCAGAGCGATGAACTTATTGCCGTCTGAATATAATGGAATCCGATTTTATTGGGAAAGCGAAGATGAAAAAGGTGGCAGAAATCTTGCTATTTATAAACACCCTAACTCAAATAAGCAAACAATTCAGGATATGGGCGGGATTCCACAGACATTTACAGTCAATGCAATAATCGCTGGCAGTAATTATCTTGCAGATTCAGAACGGTTTAGAAATGCACTGATAGTCGGCGGTGTCGGTGATCTTATAATTCCGAATTTTGGGATTCATAAAGTCAGACTTGAAAGTTACTCACGGTCAACCAGTCAGAAACAAATAGGACGACATGATTACACATTGACATTTTTACTGGAAGAAATGACGGGACTTGCAGGTGAAGATTATGTCAGCATAGAAGATATTTACAATGGTTATCTGGAAGCAAATCAGGCGTTAGCGGATTCACTGGCAAGAAATTGGGAAAGCCCGACCACAAATGCAAACAGATTATCTGCAATTTCAGATACACAGCAGTTTCTTGATGCAATGCAGGATGTCGCAAAAGCTGTTAATGGTGCAGTCAGAAAAGTTGAAAAACTAAAAAACCAAGTTGAAACAGCGGTGTCAGTCGGTGAAATATACGCTGATTTACTGGTAACTGAAGGACCACTGGCAATGATTGCTTCAGCAGTCGGAATTGGAAGCAGTTATTCCAAGATTGTCAGCATGATAGATTTCGGAAAGAATTTTCCAAATAGACTGGCGGAACTTGCGACAACTGTTATTGATGCCTTTTCAACACAGATTAATGACGGTTATAATTTCTTTATGCCGTTGTGGGATGAAGACTATACGGCGGAATGGAATCAGAGAAACAACAACCGCAAGATGTCGATTGAAACCATGCGGGCTGGCGCAATGATGGCGCTTCTAAATGATATCCCGAACATTGATTTTCAGACAAGCGAAGATATCAGGAAATACCAAATTGAGCTTCAGGGCTTTTTTCAAAGTCTGACAAATGTTGAAGATTCAATAATATTTGAAGATTCTGGTTTTATGGAAAAATTGCTTGCTCTGAAAGAATATACTTTCGGGTATATGAACCAGATTCAGGATGATGTTTTTTACCTTGTGGATATAAATATTTCACAGCAACCAGCAAATGTATTATCAGCAAAGCTTTACGGCGAAGAAAGCCGTGACGAAATAATCGCAAGAGCAGATATATTGAAAAGTTTAAACGACGGCAAAGTAATTTTTGACGGCGACACAACAGTTCTGGAAAAGAATAATGATTGAAGTTAGAGTGGCGGGAAAAAAATATTCAGACTGGATTGAATCAGAACTATCAAGAAGCATAGATAATGCCAGCGGTCAGGGTAGTTTCAAGATATCAAAATTCGTGCCTGATATTGATTCAGGTCAATTAATAGAAATATTTGTTGACGGTGAAGCACACCTGACAGGTTATGTTGATGATAATGATAATGACTGCGGTGAAGAAAGCTTGACACAAACATTTTCAGTCCGTGATAAAATAGCGGATTTTCTTGACTCAAGTCTTCCCGATTCAGTCAAAAAATTAAAGGCTGGAACTGATGCCGTGACACTGCTTAAAAAGGTATTAAAAGCACTGAATATGGATATCGGAGTAACAAATAATGCTGGAACGATTAAAGCGTTTTCAAGCAATGAAATTATTGCTGGTGAATCGGGTGTTTCGGCTTTCAATTTTGTGTCTGACCACTTGAGAAAAAGAAGTCTGTTCCTGAACAGTGACGGCAAAGGAAATGCGGTTTTATATAAACTTGTTTCAGATATTACACCGACATTCAGCTTTGAAAATATCATTGATGGCAATAATAATGTCATAACAGCCAAAAAAAAGACAGACTATTCAAACAGATACCGATTTTATGTCTGCAAATCGCAGGCTTCAAGTGGCAGTGATTATGGTGACAGCGGAACCGTGAACAGAATTGGAAAAGCTGAAGACAAAGAAATCAGAAACACAAGATATCTGGAATTTGTGGCTGAAGAAAGTATGACAACAGCAGAATGCAAGGCAAGAGCTGAAGAAGAAGCAAATATCAGACGGGCAAGAAGTCTTGAATATACTGTTACGGTCGCTGGACATTCACAAGACGGAAGAGTTTTCAATATCGGATACGGCGCAAGGGTTTACGATGAAGTAAACAGAATTTCAGGTGTTTTATTAATTCGTTCAGTGCGGTTAAAATCTTCAGCAGACGGCGACACAACTGAAATTAACATGACATATCCCGATGCGTACAGTGTTGAAGCAAATATGACACAGAAGGCGCAAAAAAGAATTGATCTGAACAAGAAACCAAAAGGGGGATTGCTTTGAATATAGTCCAGAAAGTTAAATCACTGATAAGAACAGCCATTCTGAAAGCAATAATTGACGATGGCGTTCACCAGCAGGGCGATTTTAGTTTTCTGGGTGTGGAACAGCGTGGCGTTGTTTATTCGCCGTATGGATTATATAGCAACCCCGAAAAGGGCGCTTTTGCTGTATTGCTTCAGGTCGGTGGCAAAGAAGATAGTCTGGTTGCACTGGTTTCTAACCCAAAAGATAGACCTGAACTTGAAAAAGGCGGTGTTGCCTTGCAGTCTTCAGGTGGCAAAATGTCGGTTATATGCCATAAAGACGGAAAAATTGAGATAAAAGGAACAACTCAAGAAATGGTCGCAGTGTTGTCAAGCGCAATTGAAAATATATCAAACTTAATTGACGCAGTTGCTTCAGTTGTAGTTCCGCCGACAGGTGGCGCGCCATCAGGATTAAAGGGATTGATTACCCCAACAGTTTATGACCCCTTAAAAGCGCTTGTTGACACAGATAAAACAAATTTAGATACGATGAAAAAATAATGATTGCAAGAAGAGCAAAAAAACGGTACACTGAAAACGGGCAAGGGATTTAAAATGACAAAATTGAGTGAAATAACGGGAATTGATTTCGGGCGCTATGTCGTCGGAAAAATGAAATTAAAAAACACGACAATCAAAAATATCGGAACGGAAAGAATTACAGTTGCAAAAATAGATTCAGACAGCAGTTCATTTTCAAGTGATTATTCTGGGTCATTGGAAGCTAAATTTCCCGTAAGCTCGACACTGTTTTATGGTGACGAAAATGGAAAATATTGCAATAGTGACGGCGAATTCTACACCACAGACCAAGGTTTTGGCGTAATTGGAGCAACTGATGAAAATGGATTATTAACACCTTCGACAAACACACCGTATATTGAAATTACCTCACCTTCGGCAAGTTCAAAGCATAAACTTGACACTGCTTTTGATGTTACTTGGAACAGCGCAAATGTTGTTCTGGTGAATATAAGATTTGAAGGCAATACTTCAGGCGGTTACAAATATTATGACGGTGTAGATGCCACGCTCGGAACGCTGGAAGTCGAATTACCTTCAGACGGTGCAGACCCGTTTTTGGCAAATGAGGTCATAACGCTTACAATTTCAGCCACAATTGGAATGACTTCGGATACCGTGGATATTAATACTATTGCAACGGTAACAATGAATACTCCTGTATTGACCGCAACAGTTGAAGGTAGCATCACGGGAACAAGCAACGGCGAATATATTACCGTGAAGTGGTCGGTTCATGACCTTGAAGAGTTTCATGTGTTTGAGGAAAATATCGCAGTTGACGAGTATGGTAGCTGGACAGCAACTGGAACAATATGGGCTGAAGGATATAAGGATTTTGTGGCGTACGACTCCACAGATTCTGACGGATACGCTCGAGTGGATAATGTTGAGGTTGCAATATCTCAGGTGGAATTTGCTCAGTTTGCTTCTACAGGTGGTGACACTTATCTTTACACAAGCAAAATAATTGATGATGACCTATATCTGCAAGGGTGGACGAACGCAACCAGTTTATTCGGAGAGACCACTGGCGTTACAACAGGGATGTTATTTGTAGCAAAACTTAACAGATATACTTTAGAAAAGATATGGGCTAAATTTTACGAGGTGAACTTTCAAAATATAGGGATGAACATAGAGGAAGACGACACTGGCGACAATCTTGTTTTTGTTGCTAATATTACCCTTACAACGCCAAAAGTGTATACCATAGCAAAATCTGACGGCTCAACAGTAGGAACTCCGGTTAATCTCGATATAGCATCAAGCACCAGAACAATAGCTTGCAATATTCAAAAATCTGGAACATATTTTTGGGTTGTAGGCAGAAAAAATGTTGGTGGAGAAACTGCAACGGTCTGGAGATTAGATCATGATTTATCTAACATAACGATCACCACTCTGGCAACACCCGGAGCGTTACTATCATTTGGTTGTATAAGTTCCGATGGCAACTCATTAGTAGCCAATTGTTTTTCGGCAAAACAAACTGTATGTATTATACTTAGCACAGGAACGCCCGTATATTCATCAACAAATTATATAGTAAATTTAAATGGACATGGAAAAATTGTAGAAAGTAATACAAGGTGGATGATCCAGACAAGAAAACAAGCTACACCATATACGAGATACATAAGAAGAACAACAGACTTAACTGTTATCAATACTACACAATATGACCAGTCCAGAGGCGACACAGTAGTTCTTGACCAAGCCGGCGACATGCGTTTTATTTCTGGCAAGTTCTATTCATTATTTTACGATTCAGCAAACGCAAAGTTTGTTGTTGACCGATACGCCGACTCGGATACATATGCACTCGAAGCAACAATAGACATAACGCCAAACACCATAACAGCTGAGGGCAATGTGTATGTAGAGGGAAATAGCTTTATCGGGATAAATACCACACAAGGCATGTTGGCAACCGTAATAAAAGGCAAAATAGATTCGACATCAAGCACGCTTGGTAATTATGATATAGTTTTGAAAGTATTTAATTTGCCGACACCATAGAGGAAATAAATGACAACAGTAAACATAACGACACCTAACGGAACCAAGCTTTTCGGGATATATGATGCCACTCCTGAACCTGCTGAAGATAGAACGTGGACACAATGTGATATATCTAATGCACCGACACACAATGCGATAATGGACGAAGTGCCATTGGTGGCTGGAACATATTCAGGCACGGTTTATGCAGACGGTGAAGGATTCTATGCCCCTGACACTGAAGAAACTATTCCAGCAGAATTTACGCCAGCAATTGAAGGCGCTATTTCTGGACTTTTAACAGTAGATGGCGCAACAGCAACAACAGACGGCGCCATGTCTGGAACTGGATATCTTGCGACTATTTTAAGAACGGTTTTGGGAATTGACCTTGCTCTTGATATTGATAATGAATTTGACTTGATAGTTGACGAAATAGCAAAGGATTATAAACAGACAGATGAATTCGATACATTAATCTACACCCTTATTTTTACTGATGCCCGTGCAACCAGATATCAGGTAGAAAACAGCTTAGAACGGCGTGGGTGGCTCGGTGATTTGGAACAGAAAATATTTCGGTCAAGGGTATGGCTGAAAGACCAAGCTAGAAAGACAGATTCAGACCTTGCGGAATTGACAGCTTATGTGAAACAGGCGCTTGGATATATGGTCGAAAATAAAATATGTGATAGCGTTGAAGTTGAATCAATAATGAATGATGCACTGAATGAAATAGGGTGTAATGTTTATATTTCGATCGGAAATGATACCATTAAAAAATATGTTCCAATATGGCGTTCGGGGGTGTTGTGATGAACTGGAGAACAATTCAAAATCTGAAAGACCTGATGATTCAGTCGGCACAAAAAGCGACAGAATTTAAAATAAATTTCAAAGTGGCTTTGTGGGCGAAAGCTTTTATCGAAAGCATGGCAGAGGGTTTATTTTCAATTCAAAGTATTTTTAAGGATGCAATTTATCAGCTTTTTCCACAATATGCAAAAGGTGAATTTCTTGCAATGTGGGGAAAATGGGAAGGACTGCCAAAAATAGAAGCGCAACCTGCAAGCGGTACAATTAATGTCGTAGGTGATGGTGTCGCTGGTGTTATAATTCCAGAAAGCACACAGTTTCAGTCAGGCGATGGAATAGTATATTCAACACAGGCAGAAGCGGAAATAGTTGAAGTAGTGACAGTTATTTCAGATATTACAATTTCAAGTGGAATCGCAACAGTTACCACGGCAACGGCGCACCTTTTAGCAAGTGGTCAAAGCCCTGATATGGTTTTGGATGTTCTTGGCGCCATAGTTGCGGAATCAATTACAGTAATTGACAGCGTAACATTTACTTTTCAGACTGATGAAGGAAATATGAGTGATGCTGGAACAATGACGAATTATTTTGTTGCCGTCGAAGTTGAAGCACTTTCTGAAGGTCTTGAAACAAACAGTGTTGCTGGAACCGCCTTAAATCTTGTTGATGATATCGATGATCTGAAAGAACAAGCTTTTGTTTTAACAGATTTAACTGGTGGCGCTGATGAAGAAGACGATGTTCCTTATTATGCGAGAATTGCGCTTTCAAGACAACAGATGCGGGGTGTGTTTACAAATGACCAGAATATCCTTGCTGGATTAAGAGTTGCGGGAAATAGTCAGATAATTCCAGATAATCCCACGGCTGGCGTGGAAGATACTCCAAAAGTTGCAGGATTCCAGCCCCGTGCAGGTGAAGCGGTCTTTTATGTCATAAGACGGGCAACAGACGGGTCAATTGAAAGCCCAGTTGATGCCGATATTTTGGCAGAAACTAAGCAGTCAATATTGGATTATGGCAAATTACCGTCACATGTCTGTTCAGACGATGTTTATTGCTTCAGCCCCATACTTTACGAAGTCGATGTAACTTTGTCGATTGTGCCTGACAATGCGACTGTTCAGACAGCAGTTGAAAACTCAATAAAAGCGTATTTTCAGGATAATGAAGCGATTGACGGCAATCCGACATTAAACGGACTTGTTTCTGCAATAAACGGAACACAGGGTTTGACAAGTTTTGTGATGACTTTACCTGTTTCAATAACTGTTCCTGATAAAAATACTGCCACTGCTGGCACAATAACTTTTAGTTGAAGGTGAAATGATGAAAATTAAACACTTCAATCCTAAAACGGTTGAATTTCAGACACGCTTTCTTGCTTCACACCTTCCAAGCGGGCGTGTCTGGAACACTAAAACTGGTAAAAATCTATGGAAATTAGTGTATTTTCTCGCAAGCGCTTCGCATGAAGTTTATAAACTAATTCAGCAGATGATTTTTAATTTCAAAATAGAAACCAGCACAACATTTTTGAAATACTGGGAAGAATCGCTCGGAATAACTGTCAACGAAGCCTTGCCGATTGCAGATCGCAGAAATAATGTTCTGGCACAATATCGAAAAAGAACCGTTGTAAACAAAGCGGAGTGGGAAGAAATTATCGGAACGGCTGTCGGAAGGGCGGTTTCGGTATATCCTGCACGGGAAATTGATTTGACAGATACATTTTTTCTGTTTCCGTATACATTTCCGATTTATTTTTATCCCGTTAATCCAAGTGAGATAAAACAGAACAGGTTTATCGTTTATGTTGACAGCATAACGGCTTCCGAAAGAGCAGGTGTCGAAGAAATAGTAAAAAAGTTCAGACCAAGTAATGTTTATACAATTTATATTGACAGGTCGTGATAAAAAATGTTGAAAGAAAATGTAAAAAATGATATTATTTATTGTTACTTTTCTTTTAATGGGGGCAAAAATGCGCAATCTTATCTTTATTTTGATTTTAATTTCAACACTTATTGGATGCGAGGGTTATGAAATGACCACTACACAAAACACAAAACCGACAATAATTG